GCCGCCTTTTCTAATGACAACGTACCGGAGGTTATATGAAGACCATTATCGCTTTTGTTCTGCTCGCTTTCAGCCTGTCTGCGTCGGCGTCCGTCGAACGCACTGAGGACAGATTCAGTGGCAAGACCAGCGTCGTATTGGAGGAGGAGTTTGGTACGGCCAAACGCTCAAGCAAGCCGTCGATTACGTTCATCACCGCCATGAGGAAAGACGGTACGGCACCGCGCATGTTGGTGTCGTTGGCGTTTGTATCTGATGGCTGGGAATATATGCGGTGTTCCAATGTCTCGATGCTGATCGACGGAAGGCCAGTGGACCTACCCGAGTTCGAGCACGACGGCACCGTCGGCCGTGGGTACGTGATCGAGTACCTGAAAGTCATGACCTCCACGGATCTGGCGCGGAAGATCGCAGATGCGCAGCGTTCAGTTGAACTGAAAGTTTGTAACGACGAGTTCGTGATGCCTCGCGCACTCATCACGAGTGCGAAGAAGTTCGTTTCGCTGGTTCCGGCAGGAGAGGCCCCAGTTTCTTCACCACCAACGACTCCACTCGACCTCCCTGAGTTGGAGCGCGCGGCAGGCATCACCCAGTGCAACATCGATAAGACCCGCTCCGGAGGCAGCCTCGACGACTGTGAAGGCACGTTCCGCGCCGGAGTGCTCTCAATCAAGGTCCCCAAGTGAGAATCCTTCCGGCGCCTGCGTCATGACGTGTGCAAAAACCACTCTGAAATGAACACGTCTGCTCGACGTGTTCATGCCGTGAACACGTTTCTAGTTTTCCGCTTCTCCGCTTCGGCGGTCGACCTCATCTGAGGAGGGCCCCTGCACCCCCTGAACACAGAAGGGCTTTCAGCAACGGAGTTGACAAAAAACGGTGAGCGTTCTGTTACTGTCGATCCATGAGCGCGATTCTCAACACGCATGCGGAGCGCCGATGGGTCACTGAAACGCTGTCGGACCGTTCTGGCGTCGTTCATGACCGCGTGATCGGGTACCTCCACATCATCGATACCATTGGCGGCGTCATCGACTCGCTCCAAAAGGAACGGATCGACGCGCTGGGTGCCCTCACGATGATCGACACGGGCACAGGCATCCCGTTGGCCGACAAGATCAACGAACTGCGCTCCCTGTGGGTTTCTGAAGCCCGCAAGCGGCAGATGCTTCAAGCCTCCGTTGAGGCGATGCTGGCGTGGCCATACAGCGAAGACCCTTCACTGGGTTGTGAGCAGGCGACGGCTCAGGCTCAGGCCGCGTTGGCTTCGGTAGAAGAGTCACCCGGGCCGAGTTACACCGAGGAAGAAGTTCGTCAGGCTGTGAAGTACGTCTCCGGACGGAACAGCGTCTTCGCCGTCGACGACACCATCGACTACCTCCGTTCCAATAGGACTGCGACATGACCGTCAACGACATCGCTGCCATCATCGACGCTGAAGTGACGATCGGTAAGAAGAACAAGGTGCTCGCGACTGCTCTCAAAATCGCTGCGGAGCGTGAGCACGCCCCCATCGTGCTCCTCGTTGGCGACAACGACGTCTGCCCGGTCGCGGGTCAATACAAAGACGACTACGAGAAGGACATGTTCGTCGCGGGCATCCAGCGCATCGCCGCCGCCATGAAGGCACACACCAGCGTGTTCATCCACGAGGCGTGGCTGACGGTCCTCCCTGCGGGCAAGAGGATTCCCACCGACGAAGAGATCACCCTCATGCGAACGTCTGGTGCGCTGCGGCAGGAAGCGCTCATCGTGTCCATCGAAAGGCGCGGGAAGCCTCCAATGGTCGTGTCAGCAATGATCGGCGTCGAAGGGGGTCTGGGAACCCGCAAAATCGGTCCGTTCGAGCGTCTCCCGGGGACCGCGATGACCGGACGCATGCTCGACATGCTGGGTGAGCTTGAGACTGGTGGGGAGACCGTTTGACTTACAACCACGTCATCCAAGTCGACCGAAGAGCGCGGGTTGTGTTCCCATCCGACTCGCCGTCTGCGTACACAGACCTCGCCAACGAAGTCGATCGCCTGAACGCGAAAAACGCTGCGTTGGAAGCTGAGGTCTCGGACCTCACCACGCGGCTCCGCGACACTGAGAAGGTGCGCGATCAAATTGCAATGACGAGGCACGGATGCGGATAATTGGAATGACCGGACGGAAGCGCAGCGGCAAGGACACCGTCGGCGCGTACCTGCGGATGAAGCACTCCTTCGCGCAGGAGTCGTTTGCCAAGCCTCTGAAGGAGGCGGTGCGCTACATCTACGGGTGGGGCCACGAGCACCTCGACGGTAGTTTGAAGGAGGTTGTCGATCCGTACTGGCAAACCACGCCCCGGGCCGTACTTCAGTCCTTCGGGACCGAGATAGGTCGGCAACTCGACCAGAACCTCTGGGTGAAATCGCTCCAGCGCAGGCTTGAGAGCTTCCAGACGGGACCGAGCGGGCCGTTCTCCTTCGTCATCACCGATGTCCGCTTCCCCAACGAGGCCGATGTCGTCAAAGCCTTGGGCGGCGAGATCTGGCGCGTCATCCGGCCCTCCTTGGGAGAACGAACGGACCTGCACGCCTCCGAGACGAGCATGGACGACTATGCCGTGGACCGTGAAATCGTGAACAACGGCCCCATCGCTGACCTCCACAATCAGGTGGATGTGCTGCTGTGGGCTATGGACGTTTCCTCGAAGGAGTGACCTGTGCCGATCCACGACTATGAATGCACCGGGTGCAAGACACGCATCGAAGTTTTCTCTCCAAAGGAGTCCCCTCCGAAGGAGTGCATGGGCTTCTACATCGTGCTCGACGAGAACCGAGAGCCCATCGGGGGCCGAAAGTGCGAGGGCCACTACGAGCGCACGCTCTCAGCATCGTCATTCGTCTTGAAGGGCAAAGGCTGGGCGAAGGACGGCTACTGAACCGTCTTCGAGGGGCGAGCCGTCCACGCGGACATCCAGTCCTCCCGGGAAGAGTCCACGCCTGCTGACCAGAACCGCTGGAGCGACTTCGACTGAACGAAGCGCTCCTCCTCAACCCAGTACCCGGTGAGGGCCCCGCCGTAGCAGCAGCTCGTGTCGATGCCGATCGTGTGGGCGGCACCGTATGGTCCCAGACGGCGGTCGTGCCGGACCGCCCTGAACGGCTGATGGCCATAGATGACCGAGACTTTCCCGGTTGCCCCGCCGGTGTAGCGTTCGGGCCAGAAAACGGTTCGTGGGGGCTGGGATATGCCGTCCGCCGAGCCCTTCGACTCTCCAGAGTCCTGCTCGACGTACCGGATGCGGCAGGAGTTCAGATGTGGGGCCTCGGGAGGAGAGTCCACTGAGAAGCCCCCGTGGACAACGACGAGGTCAGGGCGCAACCAGATGGTGAGGGGGAGCGCGCCCATCCACGCCCACTCCTTCCCCGTGAGGGTCTTGTGGACCTCGGGGTGCGGCATCTGCATCGGGTTCTTGTAGGTCTTGTCGAAAGACGCCTTCAGAGCGTGCTTGCGGTACCGCAGGTGCTTCTCCTCGTGGTTCCCCAGCACGCAGTCCGCGCCGATCTCCATCGCGAAGCGGACCACTCCAACAGAGTCAGGGCCCCGGTCGACCAAGTCGCCGACCAGAACCAGCCGATCGGTTCCTTGGCGGAAGCCTGCCCGCGAGAGCAGCTGCTTCAGTTCTTGGAGACATCCGTGGACATCGCCACACACGAAATTTCGCGTCATGACGCAGGTGTAACAGGATCGGGACGACGCCTTACGGGGCGCACGGAAGCCGTCGGGGGCTGATGACCGACCTGACCCGCCGTGGTATCGGTGGGGACTACAAGTTTTCTATCGAGGTGCCTGTGGCTGATGTCGACCGTGCGCTACAGCTTGTTTCCTTGGCCGAACACCGTCGCGTGGCTGCAACGGGTACTTTGGAGGTTGGGCAGGTCGTGTTGGGATCGACCGGGACTCTCACGGTCAAGACCCAGACCCTGACGGACGACCTGCTTTTCTCGCTGGGCGCAACAGAAGTTGGGCGCTTCTCCTCGGCGGGCCTCACGCTGCCCGGTGCCTCGAACATCATCTTCGGCAACGCTGCCAATCACTCGATCACGACGACACAGTCCGTCAGCACGGTCGGGAGAGCCCTGACAATCAGCGCAGGCAGCTCTCCAGCCACGGCTACGGCTGCGAGCCAGACCGGCGGCGCAGTTCAGATCATCAGCGGTGCAGGTGCCACAGCAGTGGACCTCACGTTCAGCGGGGGTTCGGGCGGGGACTTCACTGTCACGACCGGGGCAGGTGGGCAGGGCGCCGGGAACCAGTCAGGTCAGCAAGGTGGAAACATCCTACTGACTGGTGGGCTGGGCGGGAATGCCGGTGCGACGGGCTTCGGCGGTGGCTCTGGTGGAGCCTTTCAGTTCACGGCGGGTAACGGTGGCACGGCGGGAACGACTACCGGACCCGGCGGCGCGGGTGGTGGTATCACCATCACGACAGGCAACGGTGGAAACGCTTCGACTGGTTCCCAGTCGGGCGGCACCAGCGGCAGTCTCATCCTGACTACTGGTCTCGGAGGTGCAGCGTCGGCTGCTGCTGCTGCTGGCACCAGCAGCAGCATCACTCTCTCCCCGGGCAACTCACAACCTGCTTTGGGTACGAGGCAGGCAGGCAGCGCGGGAGGCGTGATCGTCAGTCCCGGTGCGGGCGGGGCGGGCGGTACCTCCACAGGTGGTTCGAGCGCAGGTCAATTTCTCACCCTTGGCAGTGCGGGCGGCATCGCGGGTACGGTGTCAGGGTCGGCTGGAAGCGGGAGCAGCTTCAGCTGGTCCGGAGGCGCAGGCGGCGCGGCCAACACAGGCACAGGTGCGGCTGGAGCGGGCGGTGCGTGGACGTCGACGGCTGGCGCAGGCGGCGCGGCCACGACAACGGGCGCGGCGGGTATCGGCGGTAGTTTTACACTCACGGCGGGTGTCGGTGGTAGCAGCGCCGCTTCGGTGAACGCTGCAGGCGTCGGTGGGAGCCTCACCTTTGCAGGCGGCGCGGGAGGCTCCAACGGCGGCGCTGGCGGTAACAACGGCGGCGGGGTCACCCTCCGAGGTGGTGCGGCAACCGGCGCAGGTGTTAGCGGCGTTGTGACCATTGGTGCCACGAACACGTCGGCAGTGAACATCGGCGCAGCGTCGATCACGACGACCATCTCAGGAACTGCACGAGTCTCGGCTGGGGGACGACCGGACCTCCTCTTCGTCGATGCAGGCACCGCCCGCGTAGGCATCAACCGAGCAGCTGGTACTCACGGGGCAACGCTGGACGTCGACAATCTTGCGGTCGCCGAAAGCATCCTTATCGCCCGTGACAACGGGACCGCAGTTTTTACGCTAGCGAATTCAGGTACGGTGACCGTAGCTCCAGTGGTTGGATACACAGGGGCCTCTGCAGTGAGCATCGTTGCAGGCACGCAGCCTGACGGTCACCATGCTTTGCGGGCGCAGACGACATACGCGAATGCTGATGTGCTTCCTGCAGGGGTACGGTTTCAGCTGACCACAGCTTCAGGCACAACCGCGATCAATACTCGTGGCGTCTACACTTCTATGGCCGACGGAGGCTACACAGGCACCGGCGGCACCTCTGCGGTGTCAGGAGAGAGCGTCGCGAAGGGTCAAGGCGTGCTGCTGATGGCTCTCGGCGCAGGACTAGAGCCTGCGGGAAACGTAGGGGTAGTCGGTGCGTCCACAGGAGTCACCGTTGGCCACAACGCGGGTCTGTACGGCCAAGGTCAGTCGTCTACGGCGCGAAACTACGGTGTCATCGGGAGATCGAGAGGTGCTGCGGGAACCGAGAACATCGGCGTCTACGGCACGGCCTTCGCCTCTGCAGGCACACCAGTTCTCACCGGTGGCTACTTCACACTCTACGGGCAAACTGACAGTATCTTGCCCGCCAGCGGCGCACTGGTGTGTGACAACGCGGGGAGCACAAGCCCCATCTTCCTTGCAAGGAACAACGGCGTCGCTGCTCATTCAATCGATGCTTCCGGTGTGTTGAGCATCGGCGGTATATCACCGTTCGACACAACTGTTGGGATTGGTCTGAGCGTCATCGCGCAAGGACCGGGACTGACCGCGCAACCGGCAAGTCAGGAGATCATCTCCTATCTGTGGAATTTCGCAGGTAACGCCCCTAGCAAAGTCATTCAGTACAACGCTGGAAGCCTGACAAACCAGCGGACATTTAGTGTCGGCCCTCAGACCTACGCATTTACAGCGGCATCAACGATCACAAACGCCGCCACTGTCGCCGTCCTTGGCGCTCCGATCGCTGGGACCAACGCCACCATCGTTGAGAACCGCGCTTTGTGGGTACAGGCAGGCACCACCCACCTCGGCGGCGGCGTAGAGGAACCGAAGCGGGCCCTCTACTCGTTTGAGTTCATCGACGACATGGTTCGGACAAGCGGGCAACCGATATCAAGCGACAGTCGGTGGGCAGCAGTCTCGACGGGGGCTGTCGCAGGTCAAACATCGGCGCCACTCCCGGGGCTCACGAACAACAGCTTCGGTATCTCGTCGATGAACACAGGCGTCGCTGCCACCTCAGGAATCCAGTACGTTTTCGGCACGACCGATCTGGTCCGGCCCAACTTTGGAAAACTTGTGTGCAGCGCGCGCGTTCAGTTCTCGCTGCTTTCCACAGCTTTGCAGGAGTATGTGTTTCGCTTCGGGTTCTCAAACACCGCTGGTCAGACCGCAGGTACCGACTACGCGATGTTCGAGTACAATCGCGCCGCGCTCGGTACAGATGTCTGGTTCACAGTGACCGGCAACGACGGCGTAAACACATCCTCGCAGGAGTCGGCGGTTGCTGTGAACACTTGGTACGTTCTTCGTATCGAGTGGGACCGCACCACCGCTTCCGTTCAGTACTACATCAACGATGTCCTTGTGCAGACCCAGACCGGCGCACCCGTACCGACCAACGCCGACCTGTTCGGTATCCAGCTCCAGCTATTCAAGCTCGTCGGCACCACTGCACGCACCGCGCTCGTCGACTTCGTTTACGGACACTGTTACTTCAACACTGAGCGGTGAGGTGATTCATGGCTTTGTACGCTGTTTTGCTTGTAGGTCCGGATGACCCACGTGGACGACCTGTAGGGAGTGTCGACAGTTCGCTGCTCCTCAGAGCAGGTGATGTCTGCCCGCCCAATCGCATCGAGATGGACGATGTCGCGCTTGAAGAGCTACACGCTGAGTTTTCGTCAGCTGTGGCTCTCTCCGTGGCCGCAGAAAGACTGGCTCGCACCAAGGAACATTGCATCCACCGACTCAAGTATGACGTGACTCGGAACGTCATCGAGGCGCGTTACTCCGATGCCCAGCAGCGTTCCCTGATGATGCTCTACCAAGAGGCCCAAGTGCTCGGGTACGTCAACCGTGTGGCTCTGATTCAGATGGCGATCGACTGGATCAAGTCCGTACTCCAGCACTACTACCTCAAGCGGGACGAAGTCCTTGCCGCTCCCGACAGCGCAGCAGTCGACGCTGTTGTTGTGGACCTCGCATCGTTGGCGGCAGCCGACCCTCAAGTCAGCCTCGAAGACGTTATCGCGCTCAACAACTGACGTCTGAGGTCTCCATGTCGTGCGAGAAACCGTCTTGGGAACAGCCTCAACCACTCAACGTCTACCCGGTGACCTTGGGTGGGCTGACTGAGGACACAAGCTCGTGCGATGTTCCATCCTATGAGCAGCCGCAGGATCTGAACGTCTATCCGGTGACGCAAGGTGCCTCGACGACCGTCGGTCCTCCGACGGGGCGCTTCTACGAGTGCATCGATGGGCAACCCGGAAGCCTGTCGGCCAAGCTTTCAAGTGTGCCAGCGCCGAAAGGTCGACTTTCAATTCTTTCGTACCCGATCGGGACCATCAAGGTGCTGCCATGAAGTTCACTCCACAACAGGCGCTCGACTCGATAAACGCCGAAGCAGCTAGCATCATCCGAAGCCCCATCATGGACGCATCCTCGACGAAGATCGCCGAGGCGCTGATACGGGAGTTCGTTCAAGGCAAGCTGGACTTCATGCTGGAGCGCGCGCACATAGATGCGAAGGTCCAGTTTTCTCTCACGCACGATCGAGAGACTGGTACCTTCATGGCTTCCCTGAAAGGAAGCTTCTGATCACTTCTTGATGTAGACCGCTCGGATGGCGACGGCGCGGTAGAGCTTCTGCTTTGGACCCCAGAACACGTCCGGCTTCTCCAAGTTCGCGTCGAGCGTGATCGTCTTGCCAAGCGCAGGGTCGCTACACAGGAAGCCGTCACCGTCGCGACCGACACATGCGATGGTGTGGTCGCCCTTCCCGTCACCATCGATGTCCACGCGCACTGCGGCCAGCCCGTGCGTCATCGCCTCGGCCAGCGTCCCGGCGAGGTCCGCGTTGTCGTCGACCTTCAGTTTTCCAAAGTCGTAGCGCGGCTTGAGCCCGGGAACCCCAGCGACCGACTCATCGCAGAGCACGCCGAAGGCTTTGCAGACCACCGGCCATACCATCAGGCTGCCGGGGGACTTCCCTCGGCTGTTGACAAGGGCACCGGGCGTTTTGCGACACTTGGTCAGCACGTCCATCGGTGTGATGACCTTCCCTAGCAACATCGAGAGAATGATGGCGGAGGTGCTGATGACGCATCCGCTTCCTCCCATCGAGACCCCGGGGAAGATCTGTTCAGTGCCCCACGGCTTTCCACCCTGCCAGTACTTCACGGGAACCATGCTCATGTGAACCTCTACGTCCAAAGCGGACCTGAGGACCCTAGCAGGGGTCAAACCACTTTCACGATATGGGTCGTTCGTGGCGTGTCTGATGATTCCTTGTCAGCGCCCTTCCAGAAGGGTTGGATCCACAACAGCTTCCGCAGGGAGTTCTGAGGGCCGTGAGGCTGCTGACGCCAGTGTCCTCGCACAGAGAAGCGGACCTGTGGGGATGCGCCAACAGCGCCGGTCCCGCTTGTCGAGGAGCGCAGAGCCTTCTGCACCGCTTCGCCGAGGATGTGGTAGCGGCATCGCACCCGCCACTCGCTCAGGTACTTCTCGCGGACGCGCCGCCCCTGAATCCGCTTCGCGTGCTCTATCTTCTTGGAAGGAACGCCGTAGTCCTCGTCGTGGCGAACGTCTTCGCGGACGTTGGCGACGTAGAGGAGAGCGTTGGCGACGAGCCGGGTCCAGATGGGGACTTGGGATGCGTTCGGCCCCATGATCTTTGTTGATATTGGGTCGAGTTCCTCCTTCGCGATCCACTCAGCGATGGTCTCTTTCCCCAAGCTGGCGAAGGTAAAGGACGCGAGTGCGTTGTCGTAGCTCGGGCGCCCGGGGTGAGCGAAGCCGCACGCGATGATGGTGAAGATCTCGTCGGAGAGCGTGACGTAGAAGCCATCGAGGTCATGGAAGCCCGTGGCTGCGTGCCATACCTCCAGGCCGAGGCTTGCAGGGACAGCGATGTAGCAAGTGCTCTCAGGGATGGTGATGTTTTCAGGGACGACGGTGAGGTCTGTGTCGAGGAAGGCTTGGGCGATCTCGACGGTGAGGTCATAGATGAAGCGCCCATTGGCATCCCAGCGGTGGTGCTGCCAATGGTGCAGGATGGACGAGTCTCGGGCGATCTCCTCTCGCGGAGTCATCGCCATGTCGTCGATGCCAAAGTCCTTCGCGTTTCTGTGCGCGCTGACTACTCCAAGCGTCAGCAGGATCTTGTTGTGGTCGATGTCCAGAACGCCGGGACGAGGGTTCCCGTTGAAACCATCCCGAATGAGGGACTGCGTGTACCGATAGAGGTCCCCGATCGTCTTGATCTGGAGCGAACCATCGACCTTCTCGTAGTCCATCGCAGGACCGATGGACCCCGGCTTGGTCCAGAGTGTCGATCCGTCCGGCATCACCGTAGTCGGGTCGCCTTCCATGTAGAGCGGGTACTTCGGGTGCTTCATGCCTGATCCAGTAACAGGCCCGTATGGTCCTCAGTCGTCGTCGACAACGCGTCCTCTGCAAGCCTGCCGCTTCGCGTGAGCCTTCTGATCCCGGTGCTGACCCGCACCATTCCGATCCCACGCTTGGCGGGCGACGTAGGAACGCGTCTTGAGCTTGATGGTTTTCACACCACCTCCGCAGTCGCCCACATGACGTCAAATTCCGCAAGGATCATCGAGAAGACAAGGTCTTCCGACCAGTCGGCCTGCTCGGCGAGCCCTTCTTCGACAAACCGGTGGAACAGTTCGGCCATGAGCGTCTCAGGGTCGGCCTCCGGGCACAGATGGATCGACCGCTTGATAACGGACCGCATCTCGCCGACGAGAGGCCGGGAGGCGATGAACTTCGGATTCTCGGTGGAATTCTTGCGTGACATGGGTGTCCTTATGAGCATTGAGCTTGTGGTCTGGAGGGTAGTAACAGCTCAGAAGTAGGCTCAGGACACCAGCTTCGCGCTACCTGAAGCGATATTTGCGCAGATTCTCCATCGCAGCCAAGCTTCAGTGCGAAGAACGACTGAACTACAACCCCCGGGGTCCTCGATGAATCCTGAAGAAGAAAACTCGGAACTCGAAGCTACGGACGGGCTGACTTCCGACGATCTCGCGAGCATCGCCGTCGACCCCTCGCAGGCCCCTGTGCTGGAGCCGGTCGTGGCGCAGGACTCTGGGCCCCTCGGCGCCTTTGTAGCGGTTGTCGTGTTGCTGTTGGGTCTCGGCAAGAAGCTGGAGACGGTTTTGAAGGTGCGGCACGATGAGCGCATGAAGGAGATTGCGGAGTCGGCTAGTGTCAACGCCCTCGAAAATGAGGCTGTTCTTCAGCAAGAGCTTGATGTTGTCGCGGAGCTGAAGACCTCGCTGGAGAAGGATCTCGCTGTCGCCAAAGAGGCACCTCCATGTGCTTGTGCGGACAACCGAGTTGCCATCGATGAGTTGGCGGCGAGGCTGAAGCGGCTGGAAAACTGGAAGAAGCGCGGCGTTCGATCCTCCAAGTCCAGCTGACCTCAGTCAGGATCCTCGCCTCGCCTGCGAGCCTCCATCCAGCTCTCGCCCTGTGCGCAGTTGCACGGGTAGCAAAAGCGCTCGCGGTGTTTCACAATAGAAAATTCTGACTCGCCCTTCCGGCGCCAGTGCGCGCTGCTGTAGCGCACGCACGAGATCCAAACGAACCCGCCGTCGTCGCAGACACCGCAGGCGATCCACGTGAGCGTCACCCGTAGAACCCGGCTCCCTCACACTCATCACAGTGCGATCTGTTGCATCCCGGGTAGCCACAGGCTCGCCACCCCTTCGAGGGGCGGGGAGCGGCGCGCACAGGGCCTGTCGAGGCGACGTAGCTGCCCTTTGGGCCTGCTCCTGTGACGAGCGCCATCGCGGCATCGAACTTATCGTCAGGGACGTTCCAGCACTTCTTCGTGCCATCCCATCGACCTCCGAGAGACTTGATCTGATCCTTCACGGGGAAGGTGTTTCCGGTGACGGCTTTCATGACATTCTCCAAGTCGGCATTCGTGCCGGGTTGTGGGAGGGAGTAACTTCAGTTCAACCGCGCGTGGCGCGGACCCGGACGTCGAAGATCTGCTCGCCGTCGCGAACCTCGAACCCCTCGGAACGGGTTTCAAGCCAGCACCCGTCGCGCTTGACGGCGGGCCCGCCCTTGGCGCAGAGGAAGGCCGTGGGGGCAGCGTCTGCGTCGAGCACCACGCCCGTGGCGCGTTCGACGATGTGAAGCTTGGTGGTCTTTGGGGTCCGCATGCTTTGCTCCTTGCGCGACAACCGTGCCGCTACGCCGAAACCCCGGGCTGACCGGGGGAGGCTGCGTTGCGCGGGGGAGGCTGCGGCTCACGCGCCTGCGTCGAGCGCCTCTACCGCGTCGATGTAGGGGGCGAACCGGCCCTCGCGGACCATCTCGACCGGGAGCGCCTTGTAGGCGTCCTCGCGGTTGCCGTGGCGGGCCACCACATCTCCGGTGGGGCAGATGTAGAGGTCGACCCCCTCGCGGACCGCCACAAGGCGGCAGTCAGCGCAGTCGTGGGTGAAGCGGGGGCTGAGGACGGGGCGATTCATGGTCGGTCTCCGAGCGGCAAACATGCCGTGTGAGGGTGGGAAAAGCGGCTCACTTCGCGTGCTGCTTCATGCTGGCCGCGAGGGCCCGGAGGTGCTTGCAGGTGCGCTGCGCGGGGTTGAGCTTCTGGAACCGCCATGCTGGGCAGGTGCAGTACACGTTGCCGTCGCCGCCGCGACGGATGGTGTAGACCACCTCGGGGTTCGACTGGCTGGGGACGGTGGCGAGGACAGTGGCGATGGCGATCATGGCGGGCTCCTTCGGTGCGGCATCCGTGCCGTGAACACAGCATAACACCAGCCCCGCAAAAGTCAACGCTTGTGGTGAGTTCATTTGAACTGATCTGCGGATCAGCCAGAAAACGGCTTCCGGGCGCGGTGATCTGCGAAGAAAAAATCCGCGAAAAAATGATTGCGCTCAGATCCGGATCTGCGAGCGATCACCGTTTCGCGCTGAAACGGCTTTGCGACGCGATGGATCTCGTGATGTACGGGGATCGGGGCTGCATGTGGGGCGATCGGGGCTGTACGTAGGCAAGCAGTCTCGGGTGCTTGCTCGGGATGTCCGAGCCTGCTGCCCCTCTCCGGGCTCGTGGTGTCCGAGTTTTCTGCCCCTCTGTTCGCGGAGTTGAGTTCCGCGACTTTCGACTGGTCTTTCGCTGAAGACTTTCCGCCGGATCTGTGAACGTGCGGGGAGCTGGTTACTCCCATCTCACCGGAACGGATTTCGGTGAGGAGCCTCAAATGAACGCAACGCCTGTCGCATCGAGTTTCAAGTCGCACACGGGCCGCTCCTGCTGCCGGTGCCGCAAAGACCTCACGGACATGGCGTCCATCGAGGCAGGCATCGGCCCTGTCTGCCGGAAGCAGGACAACAAGCTTCTCGCGAACAGCATCCCAGCGAACCCGCCAGAAGCACTCATGGCGCTCCTGACGATCAAAGCTGACGCCAGCATCAACGTCGACGCGCACGCGACGTATGCCGACCTGCTCGGCATGCTCACGATGAACATCGACGGAACTGACTGGCGCATCGCCATCCGCAAGATCGAGAAGATCCTGAGCTACGACGACACCCGCTGGAAGACGCTGAAAGCCTTCTCGGAAGTCGCTCGCTGGCTGGGGTACCTCGGTGTCGCAGCTCTCTGGAACGGCGAAGCCTCCACCGGGGACGCCGCAGTCACTTTCAACCCGCTCACCGCGAGGGGCCCTCGAATCTTCATCGACGGTCCACGCTGCCCAGCAGCGCGCCAAAAGCTTCACAACCTCGGCGCGGTGTACGTCCCATCGCCAAAACCGGGTCGTCGAATGATCGGCGTCGAACCAAAGCACCTCGACGCCTTCGCCACGATCGTCCAGACTCACTACCCGATGTCCATCGGGCTGTCGGTGGTTCGCGCTGAGGTGGACACGTTCCTCGAAAGCAAGACACCTGCGCCGACGCCGACGCCTGCACCGACGCCTGTTACAGTGCAAGCAACCCCAGCACCCGGAGGCCCGGTGTCCCCCTGCCGAATCGAAAAGAACGGGAACAGCCTGAAGATCAACACGCCCTACAGCGCGGCGTTCATCGCAGGGTTCAAGAACACGATCCCTTACAAGGACCGAAGCTGGGACGCCGCGACGAAGTCATGGATGTGCGACGCGGTCTACCTCCCTCAGGTCACGCACCTGATCACCTTCCACTACAAGAAGACACCGACCTACGTCGACGTCGCGGCGGTCAACGCAGACATGGCCAGCGTGATGAAGCACGTCGACAACGCGCAGGCTCTCGCAGACGCGGCCAATGCTACGAAGGCTGCAGCGGCTGCAAAGGCTACTGCGCTGAAGGCAGCGGTTGGGGAGGCGATGAAGGTTGTGAACGCCCCGCTCAAGGCGATTGGCACTCCTGCCCCAGCCCCGTACCTTCCAGAAAAGCCGACCGTCCTTCCCTTCTGAGGTGCCTCTTGAACGTGAAGAAAGGTGACCGAGTTCGTCTCGTCCACATGCCTGATGACCCGCATCCGATCCCCGTCGGTACCGAAGGCACAGTCCACACCGTCACGGTCTTTGAGCGGAGCCCATCTGGGGTCTCCAAGGAGTGGCAACTTGGAATCCGCTGGGACAACGGGCGCACGTTGTCGGTCATCTGCCCGCCTGACATCGTCGACATTATTCCGAGCCCGGAGGTTGTTTGATGAGCGACCCAGAGACGCCTGTTCCTCTGCGTGACGACCCGACCGTTCGGTTGCTGATGCTGCCGCTCTTCCTTGAGCAGAAGGAGGAGGTCGTGTGGGCCGCGCGGTGCTGCAACCGGGTCAGCGTCAACTGCCGCCAAGCGCCAACGAAGTGCGGCGTCTGTGGGAAGCCACCAGTGGACGTTGAGGCCCTTCGCCCCGATGTGATCGTGGGATAGGGTCCGCCAACCTCGATTCCCGGGGTGCGGAGTTTTCCATGAAGATTTTTCCAGCTGCGATCGCGGTCGCGGTTTTCTTCGCCGGGTGCCCAGCGCCTCCGGCTCCTTCCCCATCCCCAACAGCACCTGACGCGGGCCCAGCGCCTCTCGTGGGGCGCTCACTCAAAGTCCTCAACCAGTGCGCCGACACGGTGTGGATTCAACAGCAGGGACACACCGGCTCGCCAGACACGACGAAGCTCGCCAAGGGCGACACCGCGACGTACCCGATCCCAGACGCTGGCCTTCCATCAACGCGCTACTGGCCGAAGACCGGCTGTGACGACACCGGCAACAACTGCAAGGTCGGGCAGTCGTCTCCTCCTTGTCCGGTCAATGGCTGCGCCCCTCCCGTCGACTCAAAACTGGAAGCGACGTGGGGTTGTTCACTTGCCGACAAGACGAAGTGCGCAATCACGCAGCAAGGCAGTCCTGTCGGCAACACCTTCTGGAACGCGTCCGCTGTCGACGGCTACACCATGCCGTTCCGAATCGAAGCGTCCACTGAGTCCAACGGATGCATGGACGTGGACTGCTCTGGTCTTGACCTGAACCAGTGTCCGACGTCAGAGAACCTCTCGCAGGGTCTCGCGCAGCAGCACCCCGAGTTTTCGGCTGTTGACCTCCGGGTCGCTGGCGAAGCCGGGGCCTGCTTCTCGCCGTGCGCGGCGCTCACGTACCCGACCTTCGGTGGCAAAGGCCAGCAGCCCCCGGCTGCGGACGCACCAGCCCCGTACTGCTGCCCGACCCCGCCCATCTCCCCTGCTCATTGCAGCGGTGGGCCGGTCGTGAAGACCAAGTATGTGGAGGCGGTCCACGCGGCCTGCCACAGCACGGCCTATGGCTACGCCTACGACGACACGCTGGGCCTCCGTCAGTGCGACCCGAAGGTGGAGGTCACGATGATCCTCTGCCCGGGCATCCCAGCAGCAGTCGTCCCTTCCCCCATCGGGGACTGAGTTTTCTCGGACTCGCTACGAGCAGAATTGAAAAGACCCCGGCACCGTATGGTCCGGGGTCTTTCGTTTGTGGGCGCGGCTCAGGCGTCAGCGCCAGCCTGCATGAAGGTGCCGTCACCCTCGTGTTGGTCCTGCAGGTTCTGCATCTCCTTCGTGATGGCTTCAAGGCAGGCTTGGGCGAGATCGTTGGGGTTGGCGCCCTTCTCCAGCAGGAGGCCCGCGACGACATGGACCGCTGCGCGCATCGTGCGGCGTTGGTCCTCCTCGCGGTTGAGGTCGAGGCTGGGAACGGCGGCGATGGCACCGTGGATCGGGGAAGCAAGGATGGCTTGGATGGCGGTGCGGCGGACGATGCTGCTCTTCATGGCGTCTCCTATTGTCGGCGGGAACCGTCCCGCTCTGTTGGTGGAGTAACTCGGATCCGGGTTGTTCACCCGACCCGCTGTTGTTCAGAGAGTGGCTGCCAGTGCGCCGCGCAGCGCGGTCTCGATCTTGTAGACCGTCGCTGAGGTCACCTTGTGCTTGCTGGCGATGCTTGCGGCGCTCTGGGCGACATCGATCAGGATGCGCTGCGTGATCACGTCGTTGGCGAGAGCCACTTGCTCCCCTGCGCAGGCAGGGATTGCTTCGCGGAGGGCGATTCCGATCACGCGGAGGGTCTCCATCATCTCGACCTGCTGGGCAGGCAGGGGACGGGCGTCTTTGAGGTCCGCGTCGACCCATGCGCCGTCTTCGTTCTGCTGCAGGAGGGAGTCGTCGCGAACCGCCTGTCGGCCAGTGTGCTGGTTGTATGACCCCGATCTCGTGCTCACCACTGACTTGCGGCGGTTGGCCTCGCGGCGGGCGTACAGCTCCGCGTAGATCCATGCGGTGTAGCTCCATGCGCTCACCTCGGGCCCGCGCCATGCGCGCCAAGCGAGGAGGATCCCCTCGTAGGCAGCGGCGAGGAGGTCGTCCTTGTCGCTTGCGCAACTCACCCACTTGTGGTGGCGGCGGGCGGCTCGGGCCGCGACCGTCATCGCCTCCTTCATCGCGTCGTTGTAGGTGACGCCGAACTTGGCGGTCTGGTGTTCGGCGCGGGACTTGGTGCTGGTCATGTCTGCCTCCGTCTCGTGGGCCTGATCCGTCAGGCGCCCGGACTTTCTTCGGCCAGCATAGCGCGATCCGCATTGGAGTCAACGCTTGCGTTCAGTGCGCCAAGTAACCGAAAAATACGGCTACACGAAGCCATATAAGCGAAACATTTTCCCCATGAAAACCGGCGGATCCGGGATCTATTTTGAGGACCGTATGGTCCAGACGGATCACTTTCGGCGATCACACCAGCTGGGAGATCAGGGCCCGCACGCGGTCAATCAGGTCGATGTTTGTCTCCTCTGCGTACAGCGTAGAAAACTTCAATGCCCAGCCGTAGTCCGAGAAGTCAGCGACCCATCCAAGCACGTCATCCTCGACGAGATAGAGGCCAAACGCGTCTGCGTCAGCCTCTTCCACAAACGCAACCTCGCCTCCGTCCAGAAAAGCCACCGCGCGCAACTCAAGCAAGACAGACCTCTGAGTTCAAATGAGCTGATCTGGAACTTCCAAAACAGGAGTTACATCTCGTCTACCGCACGTTTGCGGTGCAGCCGAGAGGCAGAAAGCAGGCTAGGAAAATGTGGCTCTCGCGCAGCGTGGTGATTAGGCTGTCGGCGGAGGTCCACATGCACACCGATCACCTGCAACCGGGCGAGAACCAGCAGCCTATTCCGGGTTGGGACGGCTACTTCGTCACCGACTTCGGGCGCGTATTCAGTTTCAAGCGACAGGGCTACGGGAGTAGCTCTGTCCATCTCGATGCGTCTCCAAGAGAGCTGGGCCTGATAAACGCCTTCGTAGGCGTCACCAAACGTCGCGTCGTGGTTATCAGCCTCAACAACGGAAGGCTGGGGAAGCGAGTCTTGCACCTCGCGCATCTTGTCATGCTCGCCTTCGTCGGACCACGCCCTCCACACAGCGTGGTGTGCCACTACGACGACAACGTCGACAACAACGCCTTGGCGAACCTGAGATACGCATCGCAGACAGACAACGCAGCTGACGCCCGGCGCAACGGGAGAACTCCTCAAGGAGAAAGAAATCCGCGTGCGAAGCTGACTTCTGACGCCGCTCGCCGGGTCCGAGGATCTTCCAAGACGATCGCTGAAATAGCTGCGGAGTTCGGTGTTACTCGTTCATGCATAGAAGGCATCAAGCGCAACGAAAGATGGGCGCATGTCGGCGGACCACTGATTGTTTCTCCGTCGCGTAGAGGACGAAAACCCAAGAAGCTGTGAACAGCAGAAATCAGGTGTATTTTGTGGATTTTTTCAAGGGCAGGATTCTTCAGCGTCGTCGATAAGAAGTCCCAAGGTCGAGGCGTCGGCGAGGTGTGTGTCCGGACCCGCGTCCTTGCTGACTTTGAGAGCCTGCACCAGCTCTACTTCCCAGAGATGCCCGACGTCGTTGTCGAGGAGCACTCCGACTACCCCTATCGCATCTACGTCGGGAAGCGACAGTGGGCGAAGGTCGCCGCACTGATGTCCGAGGATGTCACCTACGACAACTTCAAGTCGATGGTTGGCAAGGTGCAGGGCTACGACCGCGCTCACCTCTACGGCGAGATCTGGAGCGTCATGTTCGGCGCCGAGCAGAAGCTCGCCCGTACCACCGCCACCAAGAAACGAGTCTCCAATGGCCACTGAAAAGACTGACCCCGATCTCACCGTCACCTTCCAGCGCTTGAGCAGCGGCAGTCAGATCAAAGACTCCGTCAACCTCGAAGCCACGTCGCCGAAGGACGTCGAGGTTGACTTCTGGCTCGGCGACGAGAGCCTGCTGGGATCGTCGCACGTCACTCTCGACGATGTGCTGACGGCGATCAAGCTCCTGCGCTCGCGCTGACTCAGGGCTGGTCAGCGTCAACGACGGGAGCTGGGGGCGCCTTGGGCGCTCTCAGCTTTCGTGGTGCCTTGACCGAGGCATCAGGGAGTGCCGCCTTGCCCTCGATCTCAGCTTGCAACCGGGACGTCTCTTCATGCAGCTCGGCGTTGGCTGCGAGCAGCTTTGCGTTCGTTGCGGTGAGTTCGCGGTTCATAGTCTGGAGGGCGTCCAGCTGAAAACTATGCTGGATGGCGTCGGCTTGCAGCTGGGCCACCAGCTTGTCGATGGCTTCGTGGGCGTGGGCGATGACAGCGTTCTGAACAGGCATGGGCAGGTCTCGTGGCTAGCGTTTTGGGTGAGTGGAAATCACAGATCCGGACTGTTCGATGACAAGGGGTCTTTTGAGGCGACCTCCGATGGACAGATTGAGATGATCGGCGCCCGCGTCAATGAGGATCGACCACGAGGAACCCATGTCCTCCATGTGAAGCGTCGCTTCACGGGCCACCACTTCGTCCAGAAGACCTTTGTCGTCATGCCGAAGTTCTATCTTGGGGATGCGCCCTTGGCTTGCGAACACCTCTTCGACGGCTTTGGTGTCTCGGGGGTAGCTACTGTCGAAGCTGTCGACCCATTCGATCGCACGCAAGGCGGCTGAGACCTTCTCCATCAAGTCGGAGAGCTTCTGGCGCTGCTCAATCTGGTGGTTGTTGAGTTCAAGTTTCTGGCCTCCGGTTGTCGTCTGATTGCGAAGAGCATCGACGATGTCGTTGATGCGCCCGTAGGCGTAGTCCCAGCTTCCACCGCTCACGATGTACCTCTGTTGTCCGTGTTCCAGTTGTGGACCGCGACGGCCTCGGTGTCTCCGGGCTTTCCAGAGATGTCGCAACCCATACAGTCGACAACAAAGCGACCATCGCGCTTGAGGATGCGACGTGGCGCGTCATAGGAGCAACGCGCACACCGCGTCGTTTTCCGCAGGCACCACCACTCGACGACGTTATTCCAAACAGCAAGCATGCGTGGGTTCCCTACTCCGGGCGGACGTAACACGAAAACCAAAGCCTCTCGCCAACTTTCAGAAGGGCACGTAAGGTGCCGTGTCTTTCAACGGAGGTTCAAGTGAAGCGTCTCAAGCTCGTTCTGTCTGGCTCTGGAACGCGGTACCCGGTTCAGATCGGCGCAGTCTGCGAACTGCTGGACTTGGGGTTCACGTTCCCCGAGATGGTCGGTGCGTCAGGTGGCGCGGTCACAGCTGCTGCTGCTGCGAAGTTCAAGACCAGCGCGGAACTGGAGTCGCTGGCGCTGACCCTCCTTCCCAGCACGTTCCTCACGAAAAACTGGTTTCCGTTCGGAGGTCAGGCGGGGCTCTACACGAAGGACGGACTGCTCAAGGTCTTCAAGAAGCACCTCCACCCGAAGGTCGAAGACGGTCACTCGAAGCTGCACATCGTCACAACAAACTGGACGAAGGGGGAGTCGAAGGTCTGGACGTCAGGCGACCTTCCCATCCGGCTGTTCGCGAGCATGTGTCTCCCGATCTTCGACATGGCTGAGATCGACGGCGACCTCTACGAGGATGGTGGCGTCCGCATGAACTTTGCGCTTGACTATGAGGGCTGGGCCAATCCCAACGACGGTGTCCCTGTGTTGGGCCTCAAGGTCCGCAGCCCCAACGAGTCGAAGCCGCGCAAGCCGCCCTTCACGAAGATCGATCGCGCAGAGGGCACCATCAGCAACATGCTGGCAGCGCAGGACCGCGAGCACATCGAAGACGCCAACTGGGCCAAGGTCGTCATGCTCGACACCAAAGCAGATGGCCTGAACCTCGGCATGGGCGAGAAGGAAGTCCGCGCGATGCTGCTTGAAGGGCGCGCAGCCATCAAGAAGGCACAAATCAAAGGCCAGCTCGGATAGTCGGTTCGGCAGCGTAGCTGGCCTCACGACCGGCTACGTGCCCGAAGACCAGCCCCGCGATGACCCCGGCCCGGCTGAGAGCGATGACGAGGGAGATGGCAGCCTCTCCCTTTGTCGTTCGAGAACACCCTCCGAAGGCGCTTGTTGAGGAGCTGGGTGGTTCGGTCGCCATTGAGGGGTAGGGGTACGTCACAGAGGCTCCGTCAGCCCGAGTCGGGCAGCGAGTGGTCGTCCAAGTGTTTCTGCAGGCCCAGCTCGATCATCTTCAAGGCGGTGTCGACGAGAACCTGCATCGGCGTGTCGTCGGCGAGGCTGAGATGAGCGGCTATGGCGCGCAGTGCTGCATCACGGCGCTCGACCTCGAACGTCAACTCGTCAAAGTCGCGCTGGCAGTCGGCGATCTGCATGCGCAGGATGGTGACCTCAGTCGAGGACAATTTCGACCTCCAGTCTCTCCAGCAGATCGGCGTTCTTTGGGTTCACGATGCACTCCCAATGAGCGACCTGCGCCCGTGCAATACGAGCGTCGTCCTCATCCAACGCAACGGGAAGAAGCCCGACCGGACTGTCGGGTGTGACGAGCAAGCCGCACAGACCACACTTCTCAGGGCGTCCGCACTCCTCAAAACGACGAGGGCGACAGGGGACCGGGCCCGTGACCGCCAAAGTCGCGATTGCTGATGGTTCGCCGTCGTCGTGGAGGGCCTCTTCTTTGAAGCGCAAAGCGTCCTGCACGCTCTCTGCAAAGCAGGCGTACTCAAAGCTAATCTTCACGGTGTAGAGCTTCTTGGTCATGGCTGGGAAGTAACTGGAACGAGCTTCAGAGCGGTGATCTCTTCCTGTGCTACGATTAGCTTCTTGTGCAGGTCGTCGATTGTCTCGATGAGCGTGACGACCGCAGCTTCGGGCTTCGGGTGTAGTTTTCGCTCCGCCGCAGCCCCGGATGCCCGGACTTCGGCCAGCAAGACCGCGAGGGCCTTGATGTCTTCGTCCACTCGGTCGTTTTCGTCTACGTCACTGTCAATCCAGTCTTGAACTACTCCAGTGTGCTTTCGCAGGTAGAAGCAAGCCGCTGCGCTCCGGTCTTCTGTTGTCGTCATGGTAGCTCCCCTTCTTCATGGTTCACGGCGAAGAACGCCGCGTCGATGACCTTCAAGTCTGCTTGGAAGACGTCGAAGGTGCATCGGCATCCCGGAATCCCAGTGTCGCGAAGGCGCTGGCATCGATCCTCGTGCCCTGCCGGAGCAAACTCAATGAGCCACTCGCGCGCGAGCTTGAGCGCAGCCTTGAGTTGGACTTCGTTCGGTGTCACGCCGAATCCTCGGTGTCAGGCTTATTGTACCAAGCAGAGTTGCCCCAGATCTTTCCGAGCGTTTCACGGATGCGATTGGACTCTCGCAGGGTGATGGCAGCACGGGTCGTGGCTCCTTTTGAGGATTGCACTGTGAACACCGTGCCGTCGAGGTCGCTCGTGTGGTGTTCGATCTCTTCGAGGCTGCTCTTGATGCTGTCGATGTTCCGTTCGAGGATCTCCCGCTCTTCGACTTCGTCGATCGCTCGGGTGCGGGTCTGCAGGCGCTGAATATCGGCGCTGATCTCAGCCATTCCCGAACCCGCTGGAAGACTCATGCAGGCTGCAAGCTTCTGAAGCTCAGGCGAAACCGGCACGGCTGGAAGCTCCTCGACCGGAACACCGCTCTCAGCGAACACGCCAGCGGCGATGGGGTCGTTGTACGCTCCTTCGCGCACCACTCGGACCACACCTGCGTTGATGATTCCTCTCGCGCACCACGCACAAGGGCTCGTGGTGACGTAGAGGGTGCTTCCCTTCACAGGCACGCCGTGGCGGGCAGCTTGGGCGATGGCGTTGCTCTCCGCGTGTGCGCAGCAGACGACGTCGGCTTGGGTTCCGCTGGGGATGCCGATGCGAACGCAGGTCTTGTCGTCCCTGTGAGGCGCACCGCGAGGCGGTCCATTGTAGCCCGTGGCGAGGAGCGCTTTATCCTCGGAGACGAGCACCGCACCTACCTGTCGCTTCACACACGGTGAGCGCGTGGCGACAGTGTGCGCGATGCTCATGAAGTATTGGTCCCACGAAGGTCTGGTCACTTTGGAGGCTCCGGGTTCTCGATATTGATCTTCAATCCGATGGTCACGACGAACGATGTCACTCGATTGGACATGCGGGCTCCGGTTTCTGGCGGATCACGTCTCGGCACAGCCGCTTCGCGCGTGCAAAGCATGCCGCTGCAGTTGTGAGGTGGTCTCTCTGGTCTTCAGGGTCTGAGACCGCCTCCGCAAGCTCGATGAACAAGCTCCCTGCGGCAGCCTGCTTCTTGGCCTCGGCTTGCTTGAGCCGAAAGAGCTGGTCCTTCTTGGACTGCTTGAGCAGCAACTTTGCCCGACCGTGCAGCTCTTCCAGAGCGGACTGTGTGTCGTTCATTCCGTGCGGTTCCGGCTGGCTTCGGTACTGAACCCGTCTGGGTACCGCTTCAGGAGCTTCAGGATGTTCGCTTGCGCGATGTCGTCCAGCGACAGGTTGTGCAGCGTGGCGAGGTCGGACAGGTACCAGAGCACGTCGCCCAACTCTTTCGACAGCTTCTCAGGGTCCGCGTCGTGCCCGTGGCCGATCTCCTTCTTGAGCAAGTCGACGACCTCTCCGGCTTCACCGGCGAGGCCCATCGCACTGACGGCGATCGAGAGCTTGGTGATGGGGCGGGACGAAGTGCGCGCAGCGGCCTTCTGGTACTCGTTCAGGTCCATATGGTCCTCGTCAGGTCTGGGGAGGCGCTTCTCGGCCCACAAGGGTCAAAGAGAACTCACTGTTGACGATCATCGACCCCAACGCCGCTGTCGGAGGAACATCGCGTGCAGCTTCGATGAGCTTCAGCAGGGCTTTCTTCAGCAGGTCTGTGTCGGCTCTGGCAGCCTCGACCTTGGGCCAGTACCGAGATCGCGCAGCTTCGTAGCCTTCGTCCCGCGACGCCTTGTGCTCGTGGAAGAACTGCTCCCACTCAACTGAACGCGTCCGCAGCGCTTCCATCTCGGAAGTCAGTCCGTCGACAAGGAATTTCAGGCGGCTGACCTCTGTTTGGAGGGCGATGTTTTCGGTCGCTACACGCCTGACTTCGTCTTCATCAACCATACGCCCTCCTGTAACACGGAACCCTCAGCGCTTCCCGCCGTCGTAGGCGACAGCGGCACCGGCCACGACCATGTGCTCGTTCAGGTTCAGCCCGTCGAGCCAGAGGGTGGCGAGGAACCGACCGTACTTGTCCTTGGGGTCTGGCTTCGCCGTCTTCATCAGGATGGCCGTTCCGGGGACGAGGAGCGTCGAGAGCAGGGCCTTGCTGGCCAGACCCTCCTTCGCGGTCGCCCCGGACGATTCTGGCGCGTTGATGCCGAGCATCCGCACCTGCTTTCGGATCTCCATATGGATTCCGAACCCCACGTCCTTCTGGATGTCGACCTCGACCGTGTCTCCATCGAGGACCCGCACCACCTTGGCGACATACTCGAACAGGGTGTGCCCAGTCGGCGGGGAGGATGTAGGTGCGATGGTAGCTGCCAGTGCGGGTGCGGGTTTCTTAGCCACGGAAAACTCCATCCCGCTCTCGGCGGGGCGTTGGGATCAACTCTGGGGGAGACATGCCTCGCGTCGCGGAGTGGCGTTCCACCCGGACAGGCTGTCTCAAGGGGATGACTCGCGTGCAGCCCGGGCATACGACTGATTCGCGATCCTCGTGCGGAGGTGGATGAAGGAAGTCCACACCAAGGCAAGTTGAACAGACTGCTTTCAGGTAGGTCACTTTGCCTTTCACATCTCGTCACACCCGGCTTTGTCAACCATGCAAGGTGTGTGCGTTTTCTTTCTACTGCTCTACGATGCGCGTGTCTTCACCCTTGGAGTCTACGTGGCTTTTTTCAAGTACCTCGGTGAACCGTCTCGTCCCGCTCTTGTCGAGAGCTACGGCCCGACAAAGAAGCTCTGCGTCCCAAAGATGGACGGGGTTCCGACCATCTTGGAGAATCCGACGGGGTTCCCGATCGGCGAGCAGATTCCCTTCGACTTTGTCGATGAACTTTCTCTGCTGATCCTCGACGCAGACCCCCGCTTCGAGCGCGTCTAGCGCTGCCCGTTCCCTCCACAGTCCCTCCTCCCAGACTTGACTGAAAGAAGGCCCTCCACATGCCAAATCAAACTGCTCTCGTTATCGATGGCGGAACACAGCGCCGGATCCTCTCGACTGACATCCTCCAAGTCGGTGCAGGGATCGTTTCGGCGGGGGCAACCCTCACCATCGGTGGCATCGGCATCACGACCTCGTTCCCCGGTCCGGTGGCTCTGGACGGCGGCATCTCGACGGTCCCCGGCACGACCTTCCAGACGAATGCGACCTTCCAAGGCGACGTGACCTTCGGTGTCGTTGGCGTTGATGGCCCCGACACCGTCACGCTCGTTTCGACCATCGTCTCCGACATCGTGATGGACGGTGTGTCGGCGGCTACGGGAACTGCAACGTCAGGCGGCGCGAGCACTCTCACCGACTCCGGTGCGTCTTTCGGCGTCAACGCCTTCGCTGGCAACGTCGTGCAGATCACGGCAGGCACGGGTGTCGGTCAATCGCGTGTCATCGCATCGAACACTGCCACGGTGCTGACGACTGCGACGGCGTGGACCCTGCCCGGTGTTGACAACACCAGCGTCTACGACATCCGGACGGAGAACTCGCGCCTGCGGAACATGGCCGACCCGACGCTCCCGCACGACGCCGCGACCAAGGCATATGTCGACGCTGCAAGCACTCCGGGCGGCACCGACGGCGCGGTCCAGTACAACAACGGCGGCGTCTTTGGCGGCGTGGCTGCACAGCTGTTCTACAACGACGGAGCCGCCCAGCTCGGTATTGGCACCAACAGCACCAACGAGAAGCTGACGGTCTCAGGCGTCATCTCCATCGGAGAGGGTGCAGCGCCGACCCTCCCAACGACGGCGTTCGGCAAGCTGTGGGCGAACTCGGCAGCGGACGCTCGGCCCTACTTCCAAGACGACTTGGGCCAGAGCTACAACCTCACCCTCGATCGGTTCAACCCTCTGGCGGCGGGTGGTGCGATCACCATCGACACCGACCCGATCAAGCCCATCTACAACTCGGTCACCCTCAACGGCAACGCAACCTTCTCGACGACCGGGCTCGGGAACGGTCGTGGTGCCTCGGTTCGAGTCCAGTGTGATGGAACGACTCGCACGCTCAATTGGCCTGCGGGTTGGACGTGGTTGGGGTCTGAGGCCACTGGTCCTTCTTCACTTGCGGCAGGTGACGTTGGCTACCTCTCGATCGTTGCCTTCGGTGGCCTCAACAGCGATGTCGTCGCAGCTTGGTCTTACGAGAACGCTCCTGCGATGGTCACGGGCTCAGGCACCGCGAACCAAGTCGCGTTCTGGTCGACGAGCAGCGCCATCGCTGGCGACACCCAGCTGACCTACAACTCCGGCACGGACACGCTCGCCTTGGTTGGCAGCCTCACGGTGACTGTGGGCACGGTGTCCCTGACGGGCGGCGCAGCCTCCACGCTGGCGACCACGGCAGGTGACTTGACGCTCGACGCGCAGGCGGCGTCGCTCATCCTCGACGGTGGTGAGGCGGCGGCTGACGCGGTGCGGATCGTGGCAAGCAACGCGGCGGGCGGCATCGATGTGGACGCCGGTACGGGCGGCATCACCATCGATTCGACGGGGACGTTCTTGATCGATGGCGCGACGTCGTCGAACGTCACTGTCACGGGCTCGGCCCAGAGCCTCACGCTTGCAGCAGCGGGCGGCGGCGCTCAGAAGGTGCTCGTCCAATCAGCTGGTACGGGTGTCGACGCTATCGACTTGGTCGCTTCGGCAGGTGGCTTCTCCATCGACGGTGTGGCTGCTTCCAACGTCTCGGTCACGAGCGCGAACCTCACGCTCTCGACCATCACGTCGGGCGTGGTCAACTTGACGGCAGCGGGAAATCTGCAAATCAGCGCCAACGGCAATGCGACGACGTGGCCGACGGCGGCTGGCGCAGCCAGTACGGTCTTGACGAACGACGGCGCGGGAACGCTGACGTGGTCCGCGCCTTCCTTTTCCTTCGTGGACGTGGCCTCGGTGGCTCAACAGAACCTGCTGCTCGGCGACTTGGTTCGCTACGTTGACAATGGTAGCACGCCGAACGTGCAGAAGGCCGACTCGAACGATACGGCCCGTCAGGGTCCGGTCGGGTTTGCCGTCGCTGCAGCGTCTGCCACGGCAGCGGTGACGATCCGGATCGCGGGTGTGGCGTCGGTTCCAGCAGCGCTGTTCGACGCAGCACCGACAGCGGCGGACGTCGGTAAGCGTGTGTTCATGTCAGCGTTGCTGCCCGGACAGATCACGCTCACGGCTCCGAGCGCAACGAACGACGTTGTCCAGCGTGTGGGCATCCTCACAGATGGTGGCGCGAACCCGAAGGTTCTTGTTCAAGTTGGCGAGCCCATCACGCTCTGAAGGTGATGTCCTCCTCAAAAGGGCTCCTCACGGGGCCCTTTTCTTTTGAGTAGTTCACATGATGGGAGACGAAAATTCTGTCGGCCTGTTACTCCTGCCTCAACAGGAGATCGCATGACAAGCACCGACACCCGCAAGGTCAAGATCGAGAAGAAGCTTCGCAAGAAGGTGACCGACGTCGTCGTCGACGCTATCTTGAGCAGCTCTGTGCAAGAGCTGGAGGACCGCCTCACACGGCTTGCTTCCCACGAGACGGACACCGAGGAGGCTCTGGAGGAAGACAAGGTCGTGACCGACCTGAAGGATCGCCTCGCCCAAGCAAAGGGTCCGTACACGGATACTCTGAAGGGCATCAAGTTGCAGCGCAACTTCATCGCTATCACCCTTTCGGAACGTGGGAAGACCCCCACAGTCATCTGAAAGTGGTCAACCTCCCCCCACCGTGACAACATCGTGGGGGAGGTCTTTCATGGAAAATCTTGAACACATTTTTGCTCTCGCCGGGGTTTTGGTCCCGTTGGTGTCGATGGTGGCCAGCCTTTTCAACACCAACATTCGACATCGGCAGCTTGAGGGGCGCGAAATCCCTCCGAAGCTTGCAGCGGCGGGAGCCGTCCTCAACACGCTGGCAGTCAACCTCGACAAAGCCGCCTCGCTCTCCGCAGCAGCGAGGGGCAAGCCTTTGGTCTCTGGGACTGTGACGGCGTCAAAGGCAGGACCTCGATAAGACACGCCCTCTTGAAGAGCCTTGCTCCTCAAGAGCGGTCATGCTCAGGTGCTTTGAGAGGTGCCTTTGCAGAGAACTGACCGGACCGCTGTCCTCGATGCAGGCTACGTTCAACTGATTGACTGGATGGGAGCTGAAGAGTCCATCATCGAGGCTGCTCGTATGTCGACGAGCGGCGGGTTCGTCTCGTGGGATCCATACCCTGACCACCCGAAAGGCGACGACGGGCTCCTGACCTACCTCTACCGCGAGGGGCACCACACGCCGTTCGAGATGTGCGAGCTGCTCGTTGAAGTGCAGCTCCCCATCTTCGTTGCTCGGGAGTGGATGCGGCACAGGACGCTCTCCTACAACGAGCTTTCCGCGCGCTACGCGCAGATGCCGAACCTGCACTACGTCCCGCCGATGGACCGTATGGTCCAGCAGTCCAAAGGGAACAAGCAAGGCTCGGCGCTTGAGCCTCTCGACCCTCTGCTGGCCGACAGCCTCGTGACAGGCTTCCGAGACGAGCAGCAGGACGTCTACGATCGGTACGAACGGGCTCTTGAATCTGGTCTTGTGCGCGAAGTTGCTCGTGTGAACACGCCGGTCGCTCGCTACACGCGCATGCGTGTGAAGGGGAACCTGCGGAACTGGCTGCACTTCCTTGGGCTGCGGATGGCGCCAAACGCACAACAGGAGATTCGCGTCTACGCCGAGGCGGTTGCGAAAATCGTTCAGCACAACTGGCCACGCACCTACGCTCTGTTCGAGGAGTGGGATCTGAAGGGGGAACGCGTGAGTCGGACGCAGCTGGAGCAGCAGAAGCTGGTCCGAGAACGCCTGAAGGACCTTGAGAATCACCTCGACTTGGTTGAGCCCGGCTGGCGGGGGTAGGTGCCCTTCTGAGCAAGTTTTCCGCAACCCTGTTACGGGAGGGAGAGCATGGCGTTCCGTGAGATTCTCTCGACGGTCGAATTTCGAGAAAAAAAGTCTCCGGAAACGGAGGCTGAAGATCAACACATCCTTGAGTGCCAATATCGGCGCGGGGTGTCGGGGTGCGGAGAGTGCAGCAACTACGACTCGTGCGAAGTGCTCAAGAACCACCTGCGCGCCAAGGTTGGCTTGCCACCGCTTGGCGATGGATCTCTGAAGGACGATGGATGACAAAGAAGAAAGCAATCACGGTTCCGGTCTCTAACGTCGAGTTTGACGAGTTCACGCAAGCTGCCAAAGACGAGAACCTCACTCTGGCGGAGTGGGCCCGCAGACGGCTCCGAGGCGACCTCCGGGCTTCTCCCGCTGTGATGGACGAAGCATTCCGCCAGCTCGACGTGAGCGACCGCAAGCGCGATCTGTCAGACAGGCCAGTTCCTCCGCCGTCCCCTCCTCCTCCACCCAAGCTCGTTGAGATTGGGGTTCGTCAGCCCACCAACCATGTCTGCCAGCACTTCGCGCACATGGTTCGCCAAGACGGCGGACCACCGATGGTCTGCACCTCGTCCCATCAGCATGGTCGTCCTTGCTACTTCTCGTCTGCCGGTGCAGCGGACTGCCCTCTCTTTGCTCCCCGGGCGCGCGGCTTTTCGGGAGTTTGAAACGGCGCGGTAGGGCGCCGAACATTCGCTTGCCGGGATGGGGGTTCAAACCGTCCTTTCTGGAGTGACGACGTCAGGATCGCGCGGTGAAGCCGTGAAAATCGGTGTTACTCCTCCAGCACGCGGGATGGCTCCCGCACGGAGGCAACATGACCGACAAGACACCCAGCATCGCCGCCATCGTCCACGTCCTCACGCATCGCGGCGAGTTCGAGAAGCCTACGGCTGAACTCTCGCTCGCAGAGCAAGTCGAGGCCTACGCCACCATCCACTTCATCGAAGAGGTCTCGAAGGGTCGACGCGAAGTCATCCGCGAGTCCCTCCTTGTTGAAGCTGACAAAGGCGAGGCGACTGAAAAGGGAGGGTTCCGGCTCCCGGTCGGAAACCACACCGTTATCAAAGAGCGGCGAGTCGCATCGGCGCCTGATGAGAAGCAGCTGATGGCACTTCTGGAGAAGAAGAAGATCGCCACCGCTCAAGCCTTCGACAAGGTCACCGTCCACGTCGCGAACCCCAGCAAAGTCGCGCTCCTCGTCGAGAACGGGCAGCTGACCGAAGAAGAGGCGAAGGCCCTCTACAAGGTGACGTGGGCGCTTGTGGTCAAGCCCTCCGGTGAGCTGGAAAGCCTGCTCGAAAGCAGCATCCCTCCCGGGGTGGTCCCCGCGAAGAAATCGCGGCGCTGATCTCCCGTTCACTACACCACATCACCAGTTACATCCCTGTCAGGAGCAAACCATGACCTCAGTTGAACGACTCCCGTCTACGACTTACGCTGCGCGTGACAACCTCCCCTACGCCGACGTCTGGGGCCTCCACGGACTCTTCGATGGGCTCGCCTTCCGGTCGAACCTCATCCTCGTCGGGCCCAAGGGCATCGGCAAGACGATGTCCTTCCAGAGCTACGCAGCGAAGGCGAAGACGCCGATCGTCACCTTCGACTGCAGCGAGGACGTTCGCCGCGCCAACCTCCTCGGCATGTACGTCCTGAAGGGGAACGAGACACCCTTCATCCTCGGCCCCATCACGACGGCGTTTGAGGTCGCCAACGAGGTCGGGTCCTGCATCCTCGTCCTCGAAGAGATCAACGGGCTCTCACCCCAGATGCAGAAGGTGCTCAACCCGATCGCCGACTTCCGACGCAGGATGGAGGTGCCCGAGTGCAACAGGGTCTTCGAGCTGAAGAAGGACGCGAAGCTCTGGGTGGTCGGCACGATGAACACATCGGCCTACGGTGGCGTCTACGCGCTGAACGAAGACCTCAAGAGCCGGTTCCGTATGCTCTCGCTGGGCTACCCCCAGCCCGAGGAGGAGGCCAAGATCATCGCCGCGCACTTCGCGGGCAAGGTCGACCCGGTCAGCATGAAGAAGGTAATGCTGCTTGCGCAGGAGACCCGACAGAAGGCCCTTGAGTACGCACTCAGCCCCCGCGACGTCGTTCAGGTCCTTGAAGACAGCGCCACGGTCGGGATGGAGCGCGCGCTGCGGATCGTCCTCGGCAAGTTCGAGGGTGAAGACCAGACGGTGGTCAAGGCGCGAGTGTCCTCGATCTTCGGTTACACCCTGACTGAGAAGGTGTGAACATGACCACTGAGCAAATCAACACAAAGCACATCACCCTCGCCTCCGACCTTGCGCTGGTCAACGACCTTGCCAGCCTTGAACGCTACGGGCAGCTGCTCGCGATGGAGTCAGAGGAGAGCGTCCTACGGGACCGACTCGTCGCTGCGACGAAAACGGTGACAACCTTCAGCCGCCTCTTGGGGCGCAGGTTGGACCTGATCGACGCGAAGTTCGCGTACACCGACGGCGTGAACATCGGAGCACCAGTCAGCCACCCCTACTTCTACGAATTTGTCGAGCACGAGATCTCGCACAACCTGTTCAAGTCGAACTTCGAGGCGAAGAAGACCTTCTGCGAGCAGTACGTCCTGCAGGTGTCAAAAGCCCTCGCTGCCTTCGGCACGGTGATGAATGACACCGACCGCAACCACCTGACAGGCATGGTCGCCACGATCTTGAACGTCATCGAAGACCACCGCGTCAACAGCCTCTGGGCCATGCTCTACCCGGGCAGCTACAAGCGCCTCGAAGAACACAGCCGCGCCATCGTCCAGAAGAAGAAGGCGACTGCCCACGACGACATCATCGGCTACTTCCTCTGCGTGGCCTACAACGCGAAGGTCCCTTCCGGCGTGTTCGACCGCTTCGAGCCTGCGATGGTCGCTTCGCTGAAGAAGGTTGAGCGCAAGGGTCCCGGGTCTACGTTCGTGATTGGCAAGTGGCTGATGACCCAGATCGTCTCTGAGATGATCCGCATCACCAAGAAGCTCCCGCCGCCTCCCAACGCAGGCAAGTCGACCATGAAGACCGACCTCGACGACATGGGGAAAGACTCCGGAGACGACGCTGATGGTGGAGACGACTCCCCTGATGGGGACGACGGTGATGCTGGTGACGGTGACGCCGGTGCCGCTGCCAAAGGCGGTGGCAAGGGGGCTCAACCTGACGACACCGCACAGTCCTCGACGCAACCTTCGTCCCCGGCTTCTAGCGGCGACGGGAGTGGTGCAGGCGGAGGAGCGGATTGGGAACCACCCAAGGTAGACGCCACTCCAGAAGAGCGGATTGACGCCTTCAAGAAGCTCCTCGACGCTGCAAGAGCGATCGGTCAGGCAGCGAAGTCACCCATGCAGACAGCCCTCGATCGGGTCAACAACGACAGACCCTCTGCTGTAAAGGACAACAGCTTCTCGACCAACGCACGGAAGCTCGTCGCAGACGCCTACGCGACCGACGTCTCCAACAAAGACGCCCTCGATGCCTTCCTCGACAAGTCCGAGGAGGACATGGTCAAGGTGATGGACACCATCCAAGAGGCCCTCGAACAGGTGGCTGATCCTTCGGAGCGCGACTGGAGCACGCGCAACGTGGGCGACCGGGTGGTCTTCAGAGACATCGACGTCGCGACACACAAAGTGCAGGCCCTCAATCCTGATGACCTCCGCACGGTGGCGCGCATGAAAGACATCTTCCGCCGCGTGAAGAACCGGAATGCGAAGGCGCTTACCGACGACGGTGTCGAGATCGATGTGCAGGCCCTCATCGCGCAAAGAGTGTCTGGCCAAGTCGGCCCGGTGTTCCGCACCGACATATCCGGGCGCGGGTTCAAGGTACTGATCCTCACCGACCGCTCCTCCTCGATGGATGGGCACCCCTCCGTAGCAGTTGAGCGCGCCGCTCGGATCTTGCGAGGAGCCTTGAAAATCCAGAACGTCGAGATGCACTCATGGGGCTTCCACGGGTCAAACAAGTCGGTGTGCATCTCACGCATCGCACCAAACATCGACGTCGCTGATAGCCACGAGATGCCTGCGATCGGAACGACGCCGATGGCGACAGCGATCCGGATTGCGCTGAACTGGTTGAGCGCAGGGTACGAGAAGAAGCACCTCATCCTACTGACCGACGGAGAGCCAAACCACGACGACACCCTTGATGGTAAGTCCGCCTACGATGCCGTTCACCGAGAGCTGACGCGCGCGTCGAAGCTGAAGGTTGAGACCACAACGCTCGTGATCGGAGATGGCATCGACACCGCCGCTTGCCACAAGATGTTCGGCAACAAGCGCCGATGGAGGCGTGTCAAGAAGGGCAAGAATTTCGAGTCCCTGACGAAAACACTGGTGGATCTGGTCTCGACATCGGTTGCCAACCACCTCAAAGGTGGTTGAGAATTCGTCTCACAAGTTCTTAGAAAAGCGGCGCTCTTTGAGGCGCCGTTTTTTGTCAACAGCGAGGCACGCCGAATCTGTTTGCGTGCCTTCGGGACATCCGGCAGGAATTGGCCCCCGCTGACCGAAGCGGGATCACTCTGGAGCACTCATGGCGAAGCAGGCGCGCGCACAGACTTCCAGCAGCGCAGTAGTTCCGACCGGCTTCGACCAAGTCCTCCACCTTCGCCATCGACTTCACCTACCATCCCTGCTGGGTCTGCAGACGCTCGCCGTCTACGACGCGCTACGTGCCTTCGTCTGGCGACAGGAAACATATGGTCCCGACGACCTTTGCGAGCGGACCGTGCTCGGCTTCCTCTCAGCCAAGGTCAGCCAGTCCCAGCTGGCGGAAGTCTCAGGCGTCTCGCGCCCCCGCGTGAACCAGCAGCTCCGAAAACTGGCCAACCTCGGCTGGATCGTGATGGGAGGGCGAACCGGGCGTGACAAAATCTACGAGCTGGGCATCAGACGCCCGCAAGGGTCGACATGGGCCGAAGCCGTCTACGCTGACGCAGTGCAGCAAAGCTGGTACGAGAAAGCCAACGACCACGCCAAGGCTTGCTGGGGAACGTCCTACCGCAAGCTTTCCCCGGCCAACCAGCATGCGACGGCAGCCGATGTCTTGAACAAGGCGGGGGCTCTCCCCACCGGGTACGTGATGCCGGTCGTCCACCTCAAGCCGACAGCCGGTCCCAAACTCAAGCAGTCGAAGCCTCAGCGCGCGCTCTCCAAGAGCGTCCTCCCACCCGTTGAAAGGCTCGATGTCCCGTTCTGGTTCCACCCGCCTCTGACCGACTCAGAAGCGTGCGATGTTCCCGGGAAGACCGACGGTATCCAACTCAATCTGCGGCAACCCCTTGAAAACGCAGCAGTCTGGAATTTTTCCGGTAACATCAGATGTCCGCAAGCGCTCGATGTCCCCGGCGAGCGAAAAGAGACCGAAACCGTCGAAAGCGCATCGGCTAAGTCCCTGAATTATCGAGGGTCGGAAAGCGACATCGCCGAGTTGCGATGTCCCCTCAGGGAACATCAGATGTCCCCTGAGAGAACATCAGAAACGGGGTACGACATCGACTTTCAGCCGAGTTTTCAGGGAGTTACGACGGCTGAAAATCCGTACATACATAGTGGACATAGAATGCCTTCCCCTACGGGGAAAGGCTCAAATACTTCGTATTTGATCCTTTCTCCCTTCGGTTCAGGCAGCGAACCTTCGGCAGCCTTCGTCTGCCTTGGTCGCAGTCTCGATTCAGGATTCTCAGCTTCGCCGCTCAACTCGTTTCCGCTGCTGAACTCGAACTCGTTGTTGAACTCGTTTCCGGAGCCGGAGCCGGAGCCGACCCCCAAACCCCCAGTTCCGCTCGCCCCCCTTTCCCCCGTCGAGCCGAGTCCACGGCTGTCAGCGGAAAACTTGGGAACCTCGGTTACAGGCTCGGAGGACCCACCCCGAAACGAGGAACCCCGCGTGACGCTCCCAAACCGCACCAGAGCCTCAGACCCGACCCAACCCCCTACCGGTACCCCTAGCGCGGCTCCCGAGGCCGTTCCCGGGGCTGGAGAGGCCCTTCCGGCTGTCCCCCCTGACCTCTCTGCGGTGATGGCGGTGGTGGAGCAGGCCAAGCAGCGGAGCCGGGCTGCGGTGGAGGCAAAATTTCAGAAGCAGCGGACCAAGGAGCGCAAGAAGGCCAACTTGACCAGCGATGCCCCGTACCGAAGCCAGAAGCCCGCAGCGCAGCGCATCGAGCTGGCGTGGCGCGAGGAGATGGGTGCGGCCTTCCCTGACGTGCCGCAGATCACGTGGTTCAAGCGCGAAGGTGGGAAGCTCCTTGCGCGCAAAGAGGGGAAGCTGATCACGGACCTACTCGAAGGCTACGGTGGTGACGAGGCCACGGTGGAGCACCTTGTGCGAGGGTTCGTGACCCACTGGGACAAGTTCGGTCCGCTTTTGACGAAGACCCGCGACGGCGTCCCGACCATCGGCCTGCTCTACGCATGCCACGCCTCGGTCTTCGCTGAACTGCGACGCCTCATCAAAACCCCGATGAACAAAACCGAGTACGCGGAGTGGCTGGCGACGGTCAAACACGATCCGTTTGCGGTTCCTCCTCCCGAGCTGCTTGCGGCTCATCGGGCGACGAAGGCGGGTGTCAAGAAATGATGGCTCCCCCGGCACCTCCCCAGCCTCCGCTGATGGTGTGCGACGAGTGGGCCCTGCGTCGCATGAACGTACCTGAACGCCTGTGGGGTTCGATCTACCAGAAGCTGACTCTGGAACTGAAGCGTCCGATTCACCGCTACGTCGCCAACATCCATTCGATGCTTCGCCGAGGGGTGGGCTTCTGGATCTTTGGCCCCGCAGGATCGGGCAAGACCTGCGGTGGCATCGTGATCCTCAAAGCCGGTTGGGAACACGGCCACGTCGGTTACTACACGACAGTGAAAGAGCTTCGGCAGTCCCTCAAAGAGAACGAAGACTTTGACTCGTCAGAGTCCATCATGTCTCGTGTACGCACGGTCGACATCCTCGTCATCGACGACCTTGCAGCAGACGACTTTCGCAACTTCACGTTCGGCATCAGCGACGTGGAGCATCTACTGAAAAGCCGGTCTGCGCGTGGGAAGACCACGGTGCTCTCTACCAGACTCGGACCAGAAGACTTTTCAATCGACTACCCGTCGATCCTTCATTCCATGCGCGGAACCTTCCACGCGGTCTCCTGTGAAGGAGCCGAGCGGCAAGATGAAGCGTCGTTGCAACTCCGAAAAGACCTTGGGGGCTGAGTGGCCGATCTCGACCTGTCGCTAGTCTCCGCAGTCCTCGCTGGAGGCAAGCAGAGCATCCGTCTTCTTGCTGAGAAGGGCTTCCGAGCTGACCTCCTCGAAGGGGATGGCAAGGTCGTCTACGACTTCGCCACAGCGTTCTACAAGACCTACGACGACGTCCCGTCGGCTTCGCTGGTCGAGCGAGAGACCGGGGTGCTCGTTCCTGCCCCGACGACCGATCCGCTCCCGTACCTGATCAACGCTGCCTACGACCGGAAGCTGCACACCACTCTGCACGGTGGGGTGAAGCACCTCATCAACCTCCTCGACTTGGGGGAGCCTGCGAAGGGTCAGGCTGCTGTCGAAGACCTGCTGCGCGAGATGCGCAAGCTCGACACCCGGACGGCTCTCGTTGAGAGCATCCCCGGCTTGGGTGGGAAGGTCATCGAGTACTACGAGAAGATCAAGCGAGGCGAACGCGGCATCCAGACCCCGTGGCCGACCATCAACGACTCGACGCTGGGGCTCTGGCCGGAAGACCTTGTCCTGTTCGTGGCCCGCATGGGTATCGGCAAGACGTGGTCGGCGATCCTCCTCGCGGGGACGGCATGGGATCAGGGCAAGAAGGTGCTCATCGCGACGACAGAAATGTCGAAGGAAACGATGGCGATGCGCTACCTCGCCACGAAGTTCAGGATCCCTTACGGCGACTTCAGACGCGGCAAGCTCGACTCGTTCACGGAGAAGCGCATCCGCGACGGCATCAAAGCGATCGAGAACAGCCCCAACCTGAACATCGTCGGCGGCGACTTCGACTTCAGCATGGACTCGTTCGCAGGCATCGTGATGGATGAGAAGCCGGACCTCGTGATCGTCGACGGCGCGTACCTGCTGAAGGTCCACGGGCTCACCCGGACCGAGCGAGCTGCCAACGTCTTCGACGAGCTGAAACGCATTGCCAAGCGCAGCAAGGCAGCGGTGGTTGCGACCATGCAGTTCAACCGCGAGGTGAAGGTCAACCAAGCCAAGACGGTGCAGGCGGACAGCATCGCGATGACGGACGTGGCAGGCTGGAACGCTGACCTCATCTTCGGCCTCATCCAGACCGAGGAGATGAAGAAGAACCGCCGCATGGCTTTCAAGCCGCTGAAGGTGCGCGAGGGCGAGAGCGAGGAGATCGAGTGCAACTGGGACTTCGAGCGTATGGACTTCTCTGAGATTCCGAAGGCGAACTTCGGCGGTTCCCCCGCGTTCGCCCCATCTGGCGTTCCGAGCGGGCCTGACGCGGCTGCTGACGACCCTATCGGCGACCTGTTCTAGGAGGTTGGTGTGGCTGAAGACGGCTTCAAGGTTCCGGATTACCCTTTCCTCTTCAAGCACATGGTTCTTGCCATTTTCTTGCGCGCGGACTTGCCTCGCGCGCGCCCTGCAAACAGTAGGAACAAGGTTCCTGTGAAGTCGTCACCGAACACAGACAACTTCGACCCGACCAAGTTCAACGCCGCGATGGACATCGCCCTCGCCCAGCTCAAGAAGTACCGTATGGTCTCTGAGTCGAGCAGCCGAGAAGCCATCTCGCTCACCTCCTACGGGCGTGAGCGGGACTCCGTTCACCGCCGCGAGCCAGGCGGCGCCACGAAAACTAAGCGGTTCGACAAATTCTACGTTCAGCTGCTTGTTGAAGAACGAAAGCGCGTCAACAAGTCGGTCATCGACATCACCTGATCGGTGTTACAGGGGGTGGCATGCAAGCCGAGGACATCACCTACCTCTTGGATAAGATTGGGTGCAACCGCATCCGACAGAACATGTCTGGATGGGTGAACGCGTCATGCCCGTTCGCTCCATTTACGAAGCTGCACAAGACGCGCGAAGACAAGAGTTCCTCCTTCGGCATCCGTATTGACGACGGGCCCAGCCACTACCGCTGCTTCACCTGCAACGCGAAGGGCTCCGTCCTTGAGTTGCTGACCCGGCTGCGGTCCCTGATGACCACCGGGGGCCACGACACCGCTGCGTTCTCGGAGATATTCCAGTGGGTTCTGGCGAAGGACCGTGACTCGATGTCGTCAACCGACATCCTGAAGGCTGCGCTTGAGAGGGCCGAACGTCGCCCAACCGGGCCGATGGACGTGGGCGGCATCCGGCTCTCCGCGAAGACCGCACAGGCTGCGCTTGGCTACGCCTACGACGTGCCGGAGACTGTCTTGGCAGAGGATGACTTGCTGGCCTTCGACCCTCTTGACGGCGAGTCGTTCGACTACCTCAAGGGCCGAGGGCTCGATGAGAAGTCCATTGCTGATTGGGAGTTCCGCTGGCACCGCACGGCCCGTCGAATCGCCATCCCCATCCGCGACTGCAAAAAAAGACTTGTTGGAATCTCAGGTCGTTCACTTGAGGGGGAAAGCAAACGAAAGTTTTTGCATTCTTTCGGCTTCCAGCGCGACCGCTACCTCTACGGAGAGGTCCGACTGAAGGAGGGCGGCGAGGGAACCGGCGTCATCGTCGAGGGATTCTTCGATGCGATCCACCTCTGGCAGCACGGCTACCAAGGCGTCGCCATCATGGGGACGCACGTCAGCCGCATCCAGATCGAGAAGCTCGTTCGCTTCTTCAAGAACATCGTGATCCTCCCCGACGGCGACACCCCCGGGCTTGAAGCAGCGGACCGGATGAAGGACGTCCTGCTCACGCGCATCCCCACGCGCATCGCAAAGATCCCGATGAACCGCGACCCGGACGAACTCTCGGCTCTGGAGTTGGCTGAGACCCTTGGATCACCGAACGCCGTTGGAACTCACTGAGACCCTGTTACATCTTGGGTGCTTGGACGTCCCGACAAGCACATCAACCAAGGGACAACAGCAAGTGCTTCCCAGACGGAAGCCGAAGGAAAAACAATGGCTGGAAAGAGTTGGTACTCGACAGGTTTCTCGAAGGACAGCGGCGGCGGCAAGAGCGACATGTTCACGTGGGAACCGGACCGGGTCTGGATGCCTGCCAAGGACTCTCGCGACTTCGTCTTTGTTGACGACGCACCGTTCACCTTTGACGAGCACAACCTGAAGCTCAACGGGAACTGGAAGAACTGGATCACTTGCCTCGCGCCGGTGACCGAAGATGGCGAGCCTGCCTGCTGCCAAGTTGCAGGAAAGGACTCGCGCTACCGCGTCTCGATGCTGACGATTGTCGACACCTCGAAGTGGACCGACAAAAAGGGCACCGTCCGCCAGTACGAGATCAAGGTGCTGCCTGCGAAGTTCAAGACTTCGCAGAAGCTCGACCGCAAGATGCAGGACTTGGCGAAAGACGGGAAGTCGCTCATCGGGCGGCTCTACAAGGTCACCCGCGAGACCGACAAGAGTCCTGCAGTCGGAGACGACTACGAGTACACGCGCGACGTCGACATGACGAAGCTGTTTGACCTCGTGACCTACAAGGGAAAGAAGCTGGCCGACCTCTACACCGCTGCTGACGAGAGCGCAGAGGCGTTTGCCAAGCTCTCGCGCGTGTTCGCCATCAGCAAGGGCGCCGACGGGAAGATCGTCCGGAAGCTTGTCCCCTTCCGCTACGACGCGATCTACGCCCCGAAGACCCCGAAGGAGGTCAAGGATCTGTTGGGAGGCTTTGACGCCTCTGAGAACACCCGCGACTTTGACAGTGGCAAGGGTTCAACAGCAGCTGTCGACGACGAAATTCCGTTCTGACGCGCTGCGTCTGAGCATGGCTCGTGTGCAGCAATTTCTGCTGCGCACGGGCTTTTTCACAGGGTGCTGCCATGCGTGTTTTGGCTGTCCGCCTCCATCGCGGACTGAACAAGATGGATGTCCTCGTTCAGTTTTCTGAGGGCTACTTGCGCATCCCAATCTCGTGGATGACCCGCGTACCGACCGACCTTCCTCCAGTGGATTGGTACGCAACTGTCCGTCGCGAGTGCGAGTTACACAATGCACGGACCTCATCTGCCCAGCATTCCTTGCGGGCGTTGCACAACTTTCAGGCAGGGCGCCTAAAATGAAGATCGTCGTGGACACGCACGCGTGGATTCCGTTGGCAGAGCTGACACACATGCAGCGAAGCGCACTCAAGGCCACGCTCACCGTCACTCCTCGCGCTTTCCCCGGGTATCCGGGCCCACCTCCTGCCCCTATCCCGCTCTACGTTGAGAAGCCCGACTTCATTGGGATTCCCCGTTCCTACTTCATGGAGAACCGTAAGGAACACCATGAGATCGTCGACATGACGACGACGGGTCGCCAAGACTTGTGGGACGGCCCCTTCACGTTCGCCGGTTCTCTTCGACCGACTCAGCAGGAGGCGATCGACAAGATGTCCGCTGCCTTTGGGAACGGCTTCGGTGGAGGCATCATCCGAGCGACCACCGGATGGGGGAAGACTGTCTTCGCGTGCGCGGCGATGGCTCGAATGAACTGCCCGACTCTGGTGATCGTCCACAAAGAGTTTCTGCTGAATCAGTGGCGCGACCGCATCGCTCAGTTTCTCCCCGGAGCGAAGATCGGGATCGTTCAGCAGGACCGAAGTGAGTTCAAGGGCTACTCCGTTGCCATCGCGATGGTTCACAGCTTGGTGGGCGACCGTGACTACGGCGAGGACTTCTGGGACTGGCCGGGGCTGGTCATCACCGACGAGTGCCATCGGACGGCGGCAGAGTCTTGGTCGCGCGCGCACACCCGGTTCCGCGCCCGCTGGCGCTTGGGCGTGAGCGCAACCCCTCGCCGCAAGGACGGGGCGGAAGAGGTCTTCCTGAAGCAGATCGGTCCGGTGATCTTCACCTCTGCCGAGCAGCGCATGAAGCCAAAGGTGCGGCGCGTGTGGACGGACTTCAAGCTCATCCAGACCCCGACCCTCAATCCTGATGTCATCTCGAAGAACGTCCTCCTCAAGTTCATGTGCAGCAACGCGGCGCGAAACAAGATGATCGCCGAGCAGATCGTCCTCGCAGTGGTCGCAGGCCGGAAGCCCATCGTCCTCTCAGAACGCCTCAATCACCTCGACACGCTGGAGGCGATGTTCAAGCAGCTGTGGAAGACGGGGCAGTCGACACCTGTGCCGACAACCGGCTTCTACGTCGGCGGCATGAAGGAGGAGGAACTGGAGACGGCTGCAGAGGCGCAGGTCATCTTCGCGACTCGCCAGTTTGCCGAAGAGGGGCTCGACATCCCCATGCTCGATTCGATCTTCTTGACCACGCCGTTTTCGGATGTTGAGCAGGCGGTGGGTCGCATCCTTCGCCCCATCGACGGGAAGAAAGACCCCATCGTGGTGGACATCATCGACCCGAAGGTCAACTTGTGCGTCAAGTCGGCGACCTACCGAGATCGCCTCTACAAAACGAAAGGGTGGGAGTGAGCCCTCGGGAACCCTGTTACTTCGACAAAAGCACGCAGTCACCGGGAGTTCCACATGCAGCCGACCGTCGTTCCTTCTGCCCTCGACCAAGCCGTTGACTCGGCCATTGCCGCAGTCAACGCGCAGGTGGCAGCAGCCGAAGCGCTGATCCAGCAGACCGCCGCTCCTTCTGAGCCAGAAGCGTCCGCTGCCCCTGCAGCGCCACCACCGGCTGACGCCACCACAATCACCACTGTCGCCAGTCTCACTGCCGGTGATGCCGTCACCATCAAGGGTGTTCTCGTGACCCCCGAGACGCACCTGTACGAGAACGGAGTGCCTCTGCTGACGCCTACGGGCCGTCCTCGGCTCAAGCCGGAAGCGCGCAAGACGAAAGCACCTCCGAGCGAAAGCATCCGTGTCTACCCGTCCGGCAAAGCAGCACGCGCCGAGCCTGTCGCTCTCACCGACTCTGGCGTTATCGGAGTGCCTGCCGCAACACCTCCAGCTCCGGCTGCCGCTCCTGCCCCGATTCCGCAGACGGTGAAGCCGACGACGGCGACCGTGACGACGGTGTACGGGAAGATCGGCCTCCCAGCGACGAAGGACGAGGAGATCGCGGTCCGGACCTTTGTCAGCACTCCAGCGATGGTTGAGATCGGCTACGGGCTGACGCTGAACATCGGCAACTACGAGAGCGCGCGCATCGACGTCCGCATCTCACTCCCCTGCTACCCCGAAGAGGCCGACGGCGCCTTCTCTTTCGCGAAGAAGTGGACCGAGGAACGCATCCAGACCGAAGTCAAAGCGATCCGCCAGATCGCATCCGGAACCAAGTCCAACACACCTTTCTGAGAAGAGGCCCTATGGCATCCAAGAAGAAGAAGCCTACTGACGTAGACGTTGACACTGACGAGACTGCATCTGCAGATGCGACGTCTGTTGCGGAGACAATCTCCGCTGCTGTTGACGATGCTGTTCCAGAGACCACGGCGGACGTCATCTCGTCGCGCATCAAACCCGGCTACGACTCAAGGTCGCAGCTCGGTGCTCTGCTGTCGTCGGAAATTATCGCGGCGACGATGAAGACCTACGGGAAGAAATCTCTCATCCAAGGGTCTGAGATCAAAGCCCGGAAGGTTCGTCGCATCCCGACGGGCATCTTCCCGATCGACTTTGCGTTGGAGGGCGGATGGGCGCAAGGCGGTGTCCATACGCTGATCGGCCACAAGTCCTCCTGCAAGACCACAGCCCTCTACTCGACCTTCGGAGAGGCTCAAAAGATGTGCGCTGAGTGCTGGATGTATATGGACCGATGCATCTGCAAGCGACCCCGAGAGCCAGTCATCGCTTACATCGACGTCGAAGGTGCGCTGGACGCCGCTTGGGCCAGTCGCTTCTGCGACCTCGACAAAGTGCTCATCTCCGTGCCCGAATACGCCGAACAGACACTGTCGATCGGCGAGGCTCTCCTGCGGTCTGGCAAGTGTGACATCTTGGCGATCGACTCCATCGCCTTCCTCACCCCTGCCAAGGAGATTGAAGAGGCCATCGAGAAGGACCTGATGGGCCAGCAGGCGCGAGTGCTCGGCAAGGGTGTACGGAAGTTCACCGCTGCCCTCAACTCGGTCATGACGGATACCGGGAAGAGGCCCACGCTGTTCTTCACCAACCAGATCCGAATGAAGATCGGTGTCATGTTTGGCAATCCTGAGACCACTCCGGGCGGACTGGCTCCCGGGTTCATGTCTTGGACCGAGATGAAGATGAAGACCGGCAAGTTCAAGATGGACGAGCTTGGCGAACGCCCCCTCTACGCGGATTTTGGCTTCTCTCTCGACAAGTCGAAGTCAAGCACCGCGAAGGTCGGTTACGACTTCCGCATGATGTTGTCGGACTCTGAGAGCAAGTCTCTGGGCGACTTCTACTACGAGGACTTCATCCTCGATCACGCGGAGCGACTCGGGCTTGTCTCGGGAGGAGGAACGTCATGGAAAATTCTCGGGGAGTCTTTTGGCAAGAAGTCGGAAATCGAGAAGCGACTGGTGGCGGACCCGATCTTCAAGCGGATGGTGACGGACGTCCTGCTGAAGTCGGTTCAGCAGGGAACTTGACGGACGACGGCGTCGAAAGCGCCGACCCGATGGAGGACTTTCTTCGGAGTGTGTTCACTCCACCTGCGATCGACCGTCAAGCCACCGATGCTGTCATCGCCGCGCTGCAGTCCGATTCCGTCGATCCCATCCCTGATGTTGACGAGTGCCCCAAGTGCGCCATGTCGTTTGTGACTGTCGAGCAGGGTGCAGGGCTGACCTTCCCCATAAAGGTCGTCTGCACCTGCAGAATTTGTGAACACACGTGGGAGCGCATCGATGAGTGAGGAGGATCCCCCGGAGAAGCGTGCGCTTCCAAAGTGGTTGGACCCCAACTACGACCGCTTCAAGCGATCAAAGAAGCACGAGACCCGGCTTGCCGACAAGCTGGGTGGCAAGCGCCTCCCGCAGTCAGGAGCCAAGCGGCTTTCAAGGCACGCCATCCGAGCCCAGACCGGCGACGAAAGACCTGAAACCATCACCCTCCGAGGCGACCTCACGATCGGAGACTTCTGGGTCGAGCATAAGCGTACTGAGACGGCGACCATGTCCATCAAACGGGAATGGTGGCTGCAGGTTGTTGATGGCGCTCGCGCTGCTGGACAAGACCCAGCGCTGTTCATCACCTTCGAGAAGCACCACAGTCCGTCTTCAAAGCCTATTGACCTCGTCGTCATCCCGCTTGATGTTTTCGAGCGGATGAGAAAACTCGCATCCGGCGACTGACGAGGCTCCATGACCCCCAGACATCCGTCCTCTCCCATGTGGAAACCTATAAAGAGCCCCGGGGTTCTTGAGGAAAAGTCCGCTGCTTGGAAGTGCGGTGGGCTGCTGGTGATCAGCGCCGTCGACCTGATGACGTCCCCGATCGACAAGGAAGCCACCACCCCAACGTGGCACGTCAGCGCATCTCGTCTCAACGCCGTCGTGAGCGACAAAGACATAGCGTTCGTGCGGAAGTCGTTCTCAATGCAGGAGGCCGAGGAGGACAACCACGAGCCCGGGCGTGCCCGACACCTATTCCTCGCTGTCAAACAGGAGCATCGAGCCGACTGCGAGTGCAACGACACCGAGGAGACCTTTGTCGAGCCGTCCGGGCATCGCTGGAAGTCCCCTGCATCCGAAGCTGGGAAACGGCGCGACTGGATGGACGTCCTCTGGGGAACGGTCGACTGAGTCTGTTACTCCACCGGACATGAGCCTTGCCAACGTACTGCGGGGAGAGACCGGCCATGGGTCGCTTCTCCGAATCATCTCTGAGACTTTTGTTCGGGATGAGCCGAAACAACCGCTCGATCCCGTCGCCAGCTACCTCCGTGCGTCTGGAATTCCATCGCTCTGCGCTCGTGAAGAGGTGCTCTGCACTCTCAACAAGATCGTTCGGAGGGACACCGTCGACGTCGGCCTCAACCTGACCTTCTTGCACGGAACCGCCCTCCATTGGGCTGTTCAGAACGAGCTGCTTGGCCAGTCGGGCGTGCTCTACGGGACGTGGGAGTGCTTGGGGTGCTTGAAGCGATACGGCGAATACATCGACGGTACACGCCCGGAGGACTGGTCCCGGCCAATGCCGAAGGTGTGCCTGAAGTGCGAAAGCGCAGCGTTCCGATTCATCGAGCACAAGTTCGTCGACCACGCGCTGCGACTGACGGGGCACAGCGACGGGTTCCTTGTGCTTCCCGGCCTCCAAGGCATGGGCATCCTTGAGATCAAAAGCATCGGGGAGCGCGGCGGACGGGAGATCAAGCAGGTGCCACAGATCGCGCACATGGTGCAGACCCACATCTACATGATGTTCACCGGGTTCAAGTGGGGGAAGATCCTCTACTGGCAGAAGGCCGAGAGCGGGCTTGGCAGCCTCGTGGAGCATCACATCGACCGCGACGAGGACACCATCGACCTTGTCCGCAACCTCATCAGGTCCGTATGGTCCGGTATGGAATCGAAGACCCTGCCCGACCGCATCTGCGGCAACGACTCCTGCGCTCGCGCTAAGGCGTGCCCGGTTTCCAAAGCCTGCTTCGGTAGCCCGTGATGCGCGACGACCCACTTGCATCTCTGAGCCTTGTCAACCCTCTTCCGCAGAAGCTGTGGGGCGCCCACTGCGCCAAGTGCGACAAGCCACAAGCCCGGTGGGGCATCACTGTTGGTCGACAGTCGCCGCTGTTCATCTGCGGCGCGTGCGTTCTCTACGAGAGCGCATGGGGGAAATCTCAAAGCCCTCTCGTACCGTCCACCATCGCTTCAATTGAACGAAACTCAGACAGACGCTTTGTTTTCACCGATGGGCGCCTTTCGTCCAAAGACGCTGACGACGTCCTTGGCGTAGTCATTCTCACAGAGCGAACCGCCGCTCGCATCCCACCGAGTCGACGATGAACGAGTCTCCTCTCGCCCCGCTTGGTTCTTTCCGGCCTCTCTACGTGCTGGGCATCGACCCGGGCTTCGCGTCGATCGGCCTCTGCGTCTACGCCGTCGGACCAAATCCACAGGACGACCGTCCGGTGAAGATGACTGTGTGTCGCACCTCAAAGGCGACTGCAAAGCGGAAGGTCCGAGCCTCCGACGACAATCTGGAGCGTGCCAAAGAGATCGCCTCGTGGCTGAACTCTGTGGTGTCGTCCTACGACATCAAAATCATCTGCGCGGAGACGATGTCCTTCCCCCGAAGCTCCTCCGTCGCGGCGAAGATGGCGATGTGCTGGGGGGTGATTGCGGCCTTCTCGGCGCTCAAGAGGATCCCTGTGACGCAGGCGTCCCCGCAAGAGATCAAGAAGACCATGTGCCAGAATAAGTCCGCATCCAAAGAGGAGGTACAGGCATCGCTGAACCTTCTTTTCCGTGCCGACCTCGTGGGGCCCACCGGCTTGATGACGAAATCTGGTATCCCAGCCAGCCAGATTGAGCACCCTTATGACGCACTTGCGGCTGTAGTCGCTTGCCGCGATAGTGCGGAGGTCTTGCTTCTGCGAAGGATGGTTGAATGCGCGGCCTCAACCGAGTCTTCATTGCTGGACACGTCACTGATCGCATCACCTTCTCCAAAACCCACGTCCAAGGCGCGGACGCCTGCACGTTCTTCATCGAGTCCGAGCGTCCCACGAACCGAGGAAGCTTGACGGTCTGCGTCAAAATCAACGTCTACATCGACGGGCTCGTTGAGGCGTGTCGCGGAAAACTGGAGAAAGGCTGTTACGTCCTCGTCGAAGGCGAGCTGATGAACCGCGACTCTCCCGTTGGACGAGCGACTGAGATACGGGCATGGGAGCTGTCTTTCTTTGGCCCGCCGCAGCCAATCCGTGGAGGAATCTTTGACGAACCCAACCGCCGCTCTGACGTTGATCCCGAACCCTGAAGAGGAGCCCAAGAACTACCGAGTCGACGTCGACGTGGGATCGAAGTCGTGGGCAGGTCGCATCAGACACCGGGCCCGGGTGCTCGCAGAGCAAGTCGAGACGGGCTACCTCGAACTCGGCGAGATTCTCTACCGCATCTACGACGCCCCGGTGGACGGCGATCCAAAGAACGGCTCCGTGCTGGCAAAGTGGGGCTACAACAACATCGGTGAATTTGCCGAGAAGGAGCTGTCCCTTCACTACAAGAAGGCGCAGCGTCTGGTACGCATTTTCTACCGCGTCGAAGTGGAACTGGACGGACTCGGACAGAACCCGGAACTGAAGAAGCGATTCATCCGCTTGGGTTGGTCCAAGGCCCGAGAGCTGGTCCGCGTTCTCACGAAGGCGAACATGGTCGAGTGGATCGACCGCGCAGAGACGGTGAACTACACGACACTGGTCGAGATCATCAAGCGCACCGTCGCGATGGAACAGGCCCGCCAGATTCAAGCCGACATCGCACGTCAGCCAGACCCCGTCTTGGCCTCCAACGAGATTCCTGAGGGGATGCTTCCAACCGAGAACTCACCTGAGATACCGGGCGCAGAGCCCAGTAAAGCAATACTTATTCCGCACTCGGTACCTCCAGCACCGAAAGCTCGCCCGACCGGCGACTACGCGGACACCGCCAGCGAAGCGTTCGTGGACCGGAAGTGGGTCAGCAAGGTCTTCCAGTTGGAGTCTGAGCAGGCTGAGACGGTGAACCTTGCCCTCAAGCGCGCACAGGATCTGGTTGGTCGCGACACCAAAGCGCCTTCCACGCTCATCTCGCTCATCTGCCTCGACTTTCTCTCGGGGGCGGACTGGAGTGGTGCGTCCATCGAGCAGCGTCTCCGCTTCCTCTCCAAGATCGAGAAGTCGGTGGGCCTCCGCTTGGTGGTGGTCGACGACGACGACGAGGTGGTGTATGGCCTCGGTGCCCTTGCTGCCGCTGCCAAAGCTGCCAAGTCACAAACCGACGAACCGGAGTCCAATTGAACAACCCGTGGCCAATCACCGCCGAACTTCTCGCAGGTGAACTGAACCTCCTCGCCTCGGTTGTCGAACGGTGGCGGTCTCGCTTCGGCGACGAGGCTTGGTTGCAGGCTCTGGACGCGTCATCTGACGCGGATCGCGACACGCTCTTTCACCAGTTCACCAATGAGATGAAGGTGGTTGCTTCCAAGAGCGCTACCCTCGTCGAAGTCATCCAATAGGACGCCCCCTTGAGCAATCCTGACGTCAAACCCGGTCGCATCGAACTTCGTCACATCCCCATCGACCTCATTCACCCGAACTCGTGGAACCCACAGGGTCAAGACGAGATCACCTTTCAGCGTCTCGTCGACGAGATCCGCGACGTGGGCTTCCTAGATCCCCTCGAAGTGGTGCCGATGGACGACGGCACCTATCGCATCATCGGTGGCGAGCATCGCTGGCAGGCAGCCAAGATCATTGGGCTCGACGAACTGCCTTGTGCGGTCCTTTCAGACTCGAAGTGGCAAGACGAGGATCTTCAGAAGTTCGTCACCGTTCGATTGAACGTGTTGAAGGGAAAACTGGATCCAGAGAAGTTCGCCAAGCTCTACGGAGAAATGGCGACGAAGTACGGCGCCGACGCTCTCCAACAGCTGATGGGCTACGCTGACACAAAGGGCTTCCAGAAGATCGTCGGCGATGTGAAGCGCGGGCTGAAGAAGTCGCTCCCGAAAGAGCTACAGGACGAGTTCGACGACAAAGCCAAGGAAGCCAAGACAGTCGAAGACCTCTCCAACATCCTTCAGCACCTCTTCGCCAAGCACGGCGACACGGTGAACCTCTCTTTCATGGTGTTTTCGTTCGGCAAGCAAGAGCACATCTATGTGCAAATGAATCGCAACACCAAGAAGGCCCTCGACAAGGTTCTTGCCTACTGCAAGCACGCCAACGAAGACGTCAACGACTTCTTGGCGCCCCTCATTGAAGAGGCAGGGAAGCAGGCTCTGAAGGCGCTCGACAAGTCCAAAGATACGGCCAAAGCGGTCCTTGATTCTTGAGAGGACTTCTGCGTTGGGGTACGGTCTCCCGTCCCGACCTCTCATCAGGAGTTTCGATGTCCGACCTCAAGCGCCTCGCCGATCAGACCCGCTCCATCCTTGAGGCTGCGAAGTCCAAGGGAGTCAAGGACGCTGGAGCCAGCACGGACATCCCGGGGGACGCTCTCAAGGCGGCGAATGGCTTCCGCGAAGCTGTGAAGTCCGGGGACGACTTGGAGGAGGCTGCGGCGAAGGTGGCCAAGTTTGCCGAAGAGGCAGCCATCGCGGACGGCGGCATTGCCGCGAAGCGGGCCGCGATGGACACCGAATCCGCCTGCCTGAAGATGAAGCACGCTGTCGACGGCATCTACGGGCCCTTCGCCGAGGCCCGTCAAGCGTTCTACAGCCTCGCGCTGGCGTGGGATCTCTACAAGGTGACGCCCTCCGTCGGGAAGAAGTCGAGCAGCGTCGACATCAAGACGATGACCGACAAGGACATCGCTGATGGCATCGCCTTCACGGCCAAGGGCCTTGGGCCATCGGTGAAGGACTTCCTGAACAAGTCGGCTCGCGCTCAGAAGCTCCTTCGCGATGCGGCGAAGAAGATTGGGTTGGAGAATGGTGAGCTGACCGACTCCGAGAAGAAGGCGCTCATCGACGCCTGCTTCGACGCTCGCGACTCGGCCAACCCACTGTTCGGCAGGACGCAAGGCATCAACCGTCGCGCCGTCGAGCTGATCGCCCGCGCCCGTGCGAAGGAGAAGTACGAGGCCAAGTCGAAGGGCATCGAGATCGCGCTTGCGGTTGAAGAGGACCCTGAGATTGGTGGCTTTGAGCTGGCCTGAGGACCATACGGTTCCGTTCACCACGTTCGCCTGAGGCTCGCATGACCGACTCCAGTCCGAAGCAGGCGATGTCGCTGCTTGAAGCCGTAGCTCTGGCGGAAGCCTCTGCGTTTCGGATCACTCCGAAGTTCGTCTACGCGTACAAACACAAGGACGGGAACAAGAGCCTCGGCCTCGTTCCCGTCCACATCAAGCACGCGAATGTCTTCAAGTACATCGACGACCTTGTAGACCCGGAGCCGGGGACGCCTCTGGCGAACACAGTCATCGGGGAGATCCCGAAGCATTACAAGGCGGCGACCGACCTCATCCTGAAGGATCTGAACAAGACCCTGAAGGACGTGCTGACGAAGGAAGGCCAGTCGAGCGCGGCGGAGCCCCTCCACGACCTGCAGCCTGCATCGGCGCCGGTACCTCAGCCCAGCCCCGGTCCTGCCGCCCCTGTGTCGCCACAGGCGATCACGAAGGCTGATGTGCAGGCTGCGCTCGGCGGAACAGCGTCTGTTCCGCTGGACGCCTACCTTCACGCGGTCCAATTCGGTCAAGACCCGACGACCGACCTCAAGCTGCTGAAGAACCCACAGGTCACTTCGGTGCTGCTGAAGGTCTACGGAGCAAACTGGAAGGCGCAGGCCGCTGCGCTTGGCTTCGCTGTTCCCGGGTTGAACCCGGTTGCGCCTGAGGTTGCAAACGCGGCGAAGATCCTAAACTTCGCGCCCGGATCAATGGAGTTCAAGGCGCTGGAGTCGCTGCACAAGCACGGCAACGACGTTGACGCGACTGTTGCCTTGGCCGGGGGTGACGACGCCTCCGAAGACGACTTTGCGAAAGCCGCGAAGACGGTCAACAAGGCGATTGCCTCAGCCAAGAAAGCTGGTCTCGTCAATGTCACGTCGGACGAAGACGACGACGACATCGACGTTGTGAAGTTCAAGCCGATGGCTGCATCACCAATGCTGACACCGGCTCCTGCTCCTGCAGCTCCGGTCCCGCTTCCGACCCCTGCCCCTGTGGCCGCAATCTCTCTTCCGACGCCTCCTGCCACCTCTCCGGCCCCGCCCGGTTTCGTGACCTTCAACCTTGCGGACCTGAACAATGGGCAGGAAGGCGTCACGATTCAGAACCCCAAAGGGTTCACCTTCGAGAAGATCGGTGGGAAGTGGTGGCTCGACGGCATTCACGCTGCCGACACATCCGCCCTTGTCGGACAAGCGTTCAGGGTGGTTGTCATCCTCAAGGGGCCTAAGACTCCCCGGGCAGCCCCGCCTGCTCCCACCACAACGACACCGACCGCAACCCAGACCGCTCCCGTCACATCGGGAGGTCTGGGCTTGCCTGCCATCCCGCCTCTGACGACCTTGTCTCTCGTCGGTGACGCAAAGGCTTCGTTGGGTGGAGCGCATCCAAAGCAGTTCGTCAAAGATGCAGCAGGAAACACCTTCCTCTTCAAAACGGGCGCGAATGCTCCTGCGCTCGCCGCTGCTGCCTACGCGAATATCGCTGCCAAGGTTTTCGGCGCGGAAGGCGCCATCCCTGTTGCTGTTGGAACTGTGAGCGGTGTTGGATCAGGATCCGTTCAGCCGATGATCCCGAACATCAAGACCGACCTCAGCAAGGTTGACCTGACGACGTTGACTCCCGACCAACTCGCGCGGCTGATGAAGGAGCGCGTCCTTGACTGGGCCCTTGCCAGTCACGACGCGAAGGCTGCGAACTTCATGCTCACCAATGACGGCAACGTTGTTGGGATTGACAAGGATCAAGCTCTCAAGTTCATCGGCAAAGACAGCCTCGACACGACGTACAAGCCGAACCCATCACCTCTGATTTACGGAGCGCTGTTCGACCTCTTCAAGAAGAAGAAAGTTGACCTGCCGGTCAGCGCCATGCTTCCTGCAATCGAGAAGATCGAGGACATCTCTGACGATGCTTGGCTCGCGAACCTCGGTCCCTACCTCGGTGCCAAGGGTGGCTCTCCGAAAGAGCTGACTGTGCTCAAGGACGAGATCCTCAAGCGCAAGAAGAACGTGAGGAAGGACTTGGAAGCCTTCCTCACCGGCGTGTTTCAGGAACGCGGCGACATCGGCATGACCGACACGTTCGAGTTCGAGGCTGGTAAGGTCTCTCTCGCCACAAAGGCGGGGAAGAAGAAGAAGAAAGACCTCGGGGGGATCTCGGTTCCTCCGATGGGCAGTATCCTGTCACCGCCCCAGCTACCGTCCATCAGCTCTCTCGTACCGGAGGGTGCAGCCTCTGGTATTGGAGGAGCGGGCGAGAAGTTCTTCTTCGCAGGTCCGGACGGGAAGTACCTCGTCAAGTTGGCCCGGTCGAAGAACAAGGCGAAGATCGAGCCTTTCCGCATCGCAGCGCAGGAGATGTTCTCTCAGGTCTCCAGCGTCGTTCGGCCCGGGAAGTCTATTCCTGTGGGCAATGTCCCCGAAGGCTACAAAGGCATCCCCGCCTCGATCCAGCCTTGGATGGCAGGTGCCACGCCTCTCGGCGCTGCAGGGACGAACCCTTCGCTTCTGACGGACAGTGAGCGGAAGGACGTTGCTGAGGAGCACGCCCTCGACTGGTTGATGTCGCAGCACGATACGCACGCAGCAAACTTTGTTCGTCGTCCTGACGGGGCACTACTTTCCGTCGACAAGGAGCAGGGCTTCAAGTTCATGCTGCCCGGCACCGCCGAATCGGCTGACGGTGACAAGCTCGCAATCGACTACCACCCGAACAAAGTCGAAAACGAACCCTACTACAACAAGTTCTGGAAGGCGTTCGCTGACGGCTCGATGTCCTTCGACCCGAAGGAGATGACTGGTGCGATCGAGCGCATCGAAGCCATCAGCGACAGTGACTACACGCAACTTCTCTCGAAGTTTGCCAGCGAGGCCAAGTTCAAAGACGACCCGAAGAAGGTCGCGGAGTTCCTCGACCTTGCGCTCGCGCGCAAGCAGAACATCCGCAAGGACTTCGAGTCGTTCATCGGCGGGCTCTACGCGAAGCGAACGAAGAAGAAGGGCACCTTCACGTTTGCAGGTGGTTGGGACGACGGGACGGGTGTCACGGCACCTGCGGCTCCCCCGGCAGCGCCTGTCTCAGGCGTCCAGCCTCAACTCGAAGTTGACGTGACCAAGACAGGAAAACTCGGTGCTTCCGGCGTAGACCTCTACAGCCCTGCAAACGCACAGGCTCCGGTCGCTCCGGTCGCTCCGCCGAATCCGTGGGGATACTCGGATCCGCCGAAGGGCAAGATGTGGAGTGTCAAGTCGGGAAGTACCTTCTTCTCGACCGGGCCAGACGGCAACTTCTACAAGACCAAGCCACCGAAGGGCCCCGACGGCGCCCCTGACGGCGCCTCTGAGAACGTCATCGTCAAGCTGAAGAACCTGACGCTATCTGAAGCTGAGGAGTCCCTGAAGCAACTCGGCTTGACGCCGCTGAGCCTGAAGGTGAAGGGCGAATTCGTCATTGCCATGATGCCGAAGACTGAACTGGCCAAAGGGCAGGCGTCTGGCAAGAACATCAGTGTTCTGGTCGACCTCCCTCCGGCGGCGCCTCCGCCATCGGGCAAAGGCACGGTGGTGCCCAAGCCCGGTGTCCTCAAGAACGTTGTGCTTGACGAGCAGAAGGAGACAGTCGCTCTCATCAAGAACATCGAGAAAGCCAAGCTGTCGCTCGGAAAGGTCATGATCGCCGACGGCAACATGGTCGAGCACAACTCAATGATGGTGCAGCGTCACAAGGACGCGAAGGGCAAGACGTTCTACCGCGTGTCCTTCAAGCTGCGTGAAGCGGCACAGAATAAGATGACCGGAGGGACCGCGAGCGAGTTCGATTACCCGAAGATGTCTTACGACCCTGCGACCGACACTTGGGTCGAGAGCGGTGGAAAACTGTCTGGCGGCACGTTTGAGACGAGGAAGTGGACCAGCGGAGACAGTCAGCTGTCTATGGGAACAGGCGAAAACGGACAACGCACGTTCCTTGGGATGGTTGTTGCGGACGTGTATCCGAAAGCTGGGCAGTCCGTGGAGGACGCCCTCGAAGGGCTGTTGATTACGGCCAACCCTGCAGTTGGCAAGGCTGTGATGACTCCACCGTCGAAGGACGATCTGGACGTCATGAAACTCTCCTCCATGCTGTGGGCCGTCGCTCCTCAACTGTCCAACTCTCTCCCTGAGAAGGGGCGGACATCGGAAAACCTGCGCGCCATCTTGAAGAAGAATGGCTACACGGACGCGGAGTTGAACTCGATCCGCTTGGAGAAGGTCGGCTTCAATGGACGCGTGGTGCCGGTGCTTCCCGGGAGGTCGAAGAAGATTTTGGCAGCCAATCCGAAGATGAAGTACGTCCGTCACGGCTTTGGCAGCGTCGACAAGGTGGTGAAACACCTTCTCAGCGGGTCCATTGCAGTCGGTGACCGCTTGCAGCTCGGCATCCCAACGTCAGGGACGACCAGTGGGTCCGCCGACATCAATACTGGCGGCGCGGACTACCTGTTCACCAAGCCCGGATTGGAGGACAACAAAGACTTCGCGTGGGGTGAAATTCAGATGGTTGTTGACCCGAGTGAACTGGACCGCTTGGACGTGTTTACGCATAGCGGCGACAACTACGGAAAGACGTCTGGGACACCCTTCGACAATCGCCAACCTCTCGAAAGTTCCAGTACGCAGGGCAAGACAGAGATGATGTTTCGCCACGGCTTCAGCCCGAACAAGGTCATCAAGATCCGAACGCAGTCGGCGACCGCCCGGAATCAAGTCATCGCTGGGTTGAAGGCAGCCGGTGTGACGGACTTCAATGGCATGCCGGTCGAAGACCTTGTGGTCCACTCGGATGATTTCTACACGGACCACTTGAAACCGGCGGGCTACTGATGTTCGACTACTTCACGTCCTATTGGCTGACGTCTGGCGACTGGTTGGATCGGCTTGTTTTGAGCGGGGCCTCCGACCGGGGAACCGAGGCTGGGCTCAGTGTCTGGCACTTCTGGCAATCTGACGAAGCACCGAAGACTGACTTCGACATCCCAATGCGGGACCTGAAGAAGCATCCTGACGGCGTGGTTACGGCGATCAGTGCCGACGGAAACCAGCTCACATTCACCCCAGTCACCGTGGACATGGTTCGACAGCACCCTGATCGGTTCGGTCTCTCCGACGCGACTCTGGCCTCTTTGAAAACTCAGGGCGACGTCTACCTTGTGTTGCACGCCGCAGAGGTGCCAGAGACCTACGCGCAGGAGTACGGGCCTCCAAGCGCCCAGAACGAGAGTGTCACCCCCGTCGTGTTCGACTTCGACGAGGCCCGAGGGGAGGAAGCTCCGGTCGGTACGGTTCACTTCTGGGCGTCGCGCGACTCTTGGTTCAAGAAACAGCCGAACGGATCGTGGCTACATCTCGGTGCGGGGATGGAGTGGACCGACGCCAACCCAGACCTGCCAACGGACACGCTCAAGGCGCACACTACGCCTGACGGAGTCCTGACCTCAGAGCGCCAACGTCTGCACAAAACGATTCTGGACGACGTCTTCCGAGGGAAGAAGCGCGTGCGGAATCCTGTAGCGGTCATCACGATGGGCATGCCAGCCAGCGGGAAGAGCACGCTGGCGCGCTACCTCGCGGAGAACCCCGACGAACTGGCTGTGCTCGACGCGGACGCGCACCGCACCAAGCTGCCGGAATACCAAGCGGCGGTGGCGACGAAGGCCCGCAACGGTGCCATCATCACGCACAGCGAGGTATCGAACCTCAACGACACTGCCATTGACCTCGCGATGTCGGAAGACCCTGATAGCCCCGGGGAGTACTACCCCTTCCTGCTCGACGGGGTGGGCACATCGACGGCCTACTACAAGGGTGTCATCAAGGAGGCTCGATCGAAGGGCTACGACGTCAAACTCGTCCTCGCCCATGTTCGCGACACCGACGATATGACAGGCTTGGATGCGGTCCGGATCAGGGCCGAAGACCGAGGGGTGCGCTTCGGACGCTTCGTGAAACCGGAAATCTTCCCAGCCGCCCGCATCAAGCTGCCTGCGTCGTTCGCTGAACTGGCCCCTGAAGCCTCATCGGCGATTGTTGTTAACGTGACGGATCCGACTGCTCCGAAGCAGATGTTTGCTCAGGCGGGGAACGACACGGTCGGCAACCCGAACTGGATGGAGGAGTCGATGAAGAAGCCGATGACCGCCGAGGCTCTGCTCGCACTCTACGCTGCAGCGACCAAGTGGGAGGCTGAACAGCTGGCAAAGACGGCTCCGACGTTCAAGCCGGGTGAAGGAACTGAAGACCCGGGCATCGATGCTGTCCCTGAGTCAAAGCAGGGCTAACGGTCCGTCGAAGATCTGTGTTACGAAGCGCGCAGTGCCCTTTCATGGGAGAACAACTTGCGCCCGTACACCGTCGTCACTGATGAGCATTTGCTCGCCGCTATTGCTCGTGAAATTGAGAGTGCCGATGTCATCGGGCTCGATCTGGAAACCGCAAAGATCGGCGGTGGGGGTAGCTTCGACCCCCGACAGGGCGTCCACGCCTGTTCTCGGTCAACACCGGACAGGGTCTCTACCTTATTGACCTCTACAAGACGAAGACGCTCGGCCCCGTTTTGGATGCCTTCAGGCGGACCAAGGGCGTCACGGTCGGTCAGAACATGAAGTTCGACCAGAAGTGGCTGCTCTGGCACTTCGATCTGGAGATCGGGAAGCTGTTCGACACCCTGCGCGCGTCGAGCATCATCTACGCGGGCCTCCCCGGGCTGAAGCACGACCTGTGGAGCCTCTACAAGCGCGAGCTGGGCGAAGCCGCGACCGTCGAAGACCTCGGCGGTTCCGATTGGGACGGGACGCTGACACAGCGACAGCTTGACTACGCCGCAGACGACATCGACAAGCTTCCCCGGCTCCGCGACGTCCTCAAGAAAAAGATCGTCGATGCGCGGCTGGTGAAGATTGCACAGCTGGAGTTCAATGCGGTTCTCCCCGAAGCGTGCATGGAGCTGAACGGGTTCTTCCTCAACAAAGATATGTGGCTCACGCGGACAGCATCGGACCGGGTTCAGCTGGAGCGGCTGCGGGCAAGCTTGCTTTCCAAGCTCCCGAACCCATCGAACCAGTTGGGCCTCTTCGGTCCTGCCAGCTTCAACCTCGACTCTACCGACCAGATCCTTCGGTCCTTCCACATGCTGGGAGTGAAGCAGAAGTGGAAAGACCCGGAGACCGGGCTGACGAAGACAGTCCCTTTGATGGACACGAAGGAGATGACGCTGGCTATGGAGGCTGACCGCTGGCCAATCCTCAAAGAGTTCATCGAGTACCGAGGTTATGCGCAGTCGGTGAAGGCGTTCGGCGAGGAGTACCTGAAGAATATCCACCCGACGTCGGGTCGCATCCACTCGTCGTACTTCCCTTTCACAGACACGGGGCGCTACGCGAATCGAGGACCGAACCTCCAGCAAGTACCTCGTGGGGGTGCCTTTCGAGACTGCTTCAGGGCCGAGCCCGGTAGAACCTTGGCCATCTGCGATTGGAGCAACATCGAGATGCGGATTGTTGCCGAGATCTCCAAGGATCCGGTGCTCATCAAGGTGTTCCGAGACGACCGCGATGCTCACTACGCGACGGCGTCCCTCGTGACCGGCAAGCCTGAGTCGGAGATCGTGAAGGCCGAACGCCAGCAAGCCAAGCCGGTCAACTTCGGCTTCATCTACGGGATGCAGGCCGCTCGCCTTGTGATGTACGCGAAGCAGGGCTACGGGGTGTCGTTCACGGAGAACCAAGCCCGCACGTTCCGCCGACGCTTCTTCGAGGCATACGCGGGGATCGACTCGTGGCATCGGTTGGCGATGGACTCAGGCAAGCGTCAGCGCGAGACCCGGACGGCTTGGGGTCGTCGACGCATCATCAAGGATGAGAAGGCACACAACGAGTTCTACAACAGCCCCATCCAAGGCACTGGGGCCGACGGCCTCAAGGTTGCCATCCGCAACGTCTACGACCGTATGAAGAAGCTTGCAGGGCGAACGCCCCTTCTCGGTAAGGGGGCGAAGTGCGCGCCGGTCCATATGGTCCACGACGAGATCGTCTGCGAACACGACGAGGATCCTGAACTGGAAATTCACGTTCGGCAGGAGCTGCACGACGGCATGATCGAAGGCATCGCTCCAATGCTTCCGTCCGTCCCGACGCGCGCGGAAGTCGGCGGGGGCCAAAGTTGGGGAAGCAAATGAAACCAGTTCCCCCGTTGTTGACAGCCCTTCCATCCTGTTAGGGTACTTGCATGAGCGAACCCAAGAAGGACGCGGCGCCGAAGAGCGCTCTGCCGAAGAAGGGCGGTCGAATCCGCCCCGTGAGCCGATCGACGAACTTCGCGTCGTTGCGGAACCTCAAGTGCTTCAAGGAACTGCACAAGAAGCTGGTGGAAGAGGGTGTTTCGGGACGGATTGTGGCTGCGTGGGTGCAGGACGAACGCAACGAGATGACCAACATGACCCCGGCTTCGCTGGTCAACCTCCTCACGGAGTACCGGATGTCCATCCCGGCGACCCAGCGCGCGGGGCCTCTGAACGTCGTGTTTGAGAAGTCGGTTGCAGAGGTGAAGGCCGGGCTCAACGAACTGGAGGAGATGCACCGTCTCTACAAGATCCAGATGGACCGGGTCGCCATCGACTTCAAGACCGAGCAGAACATCAAGAAGCTGCTGCCGTCGATGACACAGGAAATCCGAACCGCTCGTGAGATCCTTGCCTCTGCGGCCCAACTGAAGATGGACCTCGGCATCAACGACCGAAAACTTGGGACTGTGAGTGTCGCTGCGACTCTCATGGCTGACGTCGCAACCCGCTACGCCGACAACCCCGGAGTGGTCAAGGTGCTCGACAGTTCTGAGTCTCGACGCAAAGTGCTCGCCATCGCCGAGCGGCTGCTTTCCATCGCGGAGCGGTCCGATCGCAACCCTGAATTCGCGGGGGAGATGGACGAACTGTCCAATGATCCTTCCGGTGACCTCATCGACATGAACGACACGTCGAAGGACTGAAAGATGCTTGTAACCCGTGAAGGCCGAACTGTCAGCGTCCGCACAGCTTCGGAGTTGGACGAGTCGCTGAAGAAGGAGATGTCGACGCTCACCCCAGAGGAGCGCGAGGCCCTGCGCATTATCCTGCAGGACTTCCACCTCCCGACCCCGACCGGGTCAGCAGCGACGCAGTTCCAGCCTGCTCAACCGAACCTGCTCGCCGCCCTGTCGGCAGCTGAGTACAAGACGCCGCCAGTCGACATGCGGACCTTCATCAAAGACCCGAACTTCTTGGGGAACACCTGCGACTCGCTCTACCCGAAGTTCCTCGACGACCTCGTGGACCTGTTCTCAGGCGGCTACAACGAATGCATCATCACCGGGGCAATCGGCATCGGAAAAACCTTCGTCTGCACGATCGGTATCGCGCGCGTGCTCTACGAAATCTCATGCCTCAAAGACCCTCACAAGACTTTCGGCCTCGCCAAGGACACGAACATCACGCTCGCCTGCTTCTCGGTGAATGAGGAACTGGCGACCAAGGTCGTGTTCGAGAACATCAAGACGAAGATCACGGCGTCGCCGTACTTCATGCAGAACTTCCCCTTCTCTGCGACGAAGAAGGAGTTGCGGTTCCCTCACAACGTGTGGGTGGCTCCTCGCGCCACGACTGACACCTCGGCTCTCGGTCTCAACGTCATCAGCGCCTTCATGGACGAAGGTAACTTCTTGCCGAAGCGCGGGAAGTACTCTGCTGCAGCAGGCGTCGTCGACCACGCCGACCTCATCTACTCCTCGCTCAAGCGACGTATGAAGTCTCGTTTTGAGAAGGCAGGGAAGCTCCCGGGCATCCTCTTCATTGCATCATCGAAGACGACCCACGAAGACTTCGTCAGCCGCCGCCTGAAGGAAGCGCGCGACGACCCCACCCTGTTCGTCCGCGACTACGCGCTCTGGGAGATCAAGCCCGAGGACTACTACTCCGTCGACAAGTTTCATGTGCTCGTCGGCAATGAGACGATCCCATCAAAGATTCTCGATCCGGGCGAGGCGGACCGCATCCGTCCGTCACTCCCAGATGGAACGCTCATCATCGGTGTCCCCGAGGACTTCAAACTTGACTTCGAGCGCGATCTTGAGGGCAGTATAAAAGATATAGCTGGGTGCAGCGTTGTAAGCGTCAGTCCATTTATACAAAGACGTGAGAAGTTGGTGGATGCCGTCGAGCAGGACAAGAAGACATACGGTGCCGACCGGCACTTCTTCTCAAAGCCGGAGTACGACCCGTCGAAGGGCGGTCAATTCGTATGGGAGAAGGCCGTCCGGCTCACGCCGGACCCTTCGATGCGCGGCCAGACGGACATGATGAGACCCATCATCAACCCCAACGCGATGCGCCACGTTCACATCGACATCGGGCTGCGACACGACGCGCTGGGCCTCTGCATGGCGCACATCGGTAGTTTTCGAGATGTGGTCCGCCGGGGCCCGAACGGTGAGCAGCATCTGGAGCGGGCCCCCGTCTTCGTGGTCGACCTGATGCTTCGAGTGACTCCGCCGCCCGGAGACGAAATCATCCTCGGCGACGTGCGGCGCCTCATCTACGAGCTGGCACAACACGGCTACACCATCACGTCTGTCTCGACGGACTCCTACCAGTCGACGGACTTGGTGCAGCAGCTCAATCAGAAGGGCTTCAACGCCAAAATCGTCTCAGTCGACACCAGCACGGAACCCTACGAGGCCCTCAAAACAGCGTTCTACGAGGACCGGGTGTTCATGTACGAGCACGCCACCCTCCAGACCGAGCTTCGGCAGCTGCAGCGGGACTACCGGCGTCGGAAGATCGATCACCCGGTCCGAGGCTCCAAGGACTGCGCGGACGCCCTCGCCGGTGTGCTGTGGACGCTGGGGCAGCAGCAACTCACGACCCCGCTTCCGATTCTTCGCCAATCCGCTACAGGGGGAGACTCTTGGATGACGGACCAGTACCAAGGACAGGTCGGAGGCGGACATGCAGGCGCAGGCGCCGAACGCTGGGAACCGTTGCCTTTCTTCCGAGGAAGCAGCACAGGAGGTCGCGGATGAGCACCAAGGTCGACCAGCTGCGGCGTGAATTGGACACTCTTCTTGTCAAAGAGTGGGTCCCTGCAGGTGATGAGGGTCTTATCCTCCTGCGCGCAACCAAGGAGCAGCGCGAGACTGCTGTGAAGCTGGCCGAGGACTTTCCGCCATCTGTCGTGCTGACCGACGTCGCTGTGGTTGTTGCAGAGCGGTTCTGCGAGATGCTTGAGCAACAGGGAATGCGTCCCGCCGACTTCTGGCGTATGAGTTCCCTTGCGGACTCGGTTGCGAAGCAGGTATCGAAAGCGTTGGCGGAGAACCCTGCTGAGTTCGCAGGTGCGTTCGCAGCCACACTCAAAGGGAGAGGCTGATGGGATTCGCGGACGACGTCGCCAAGCGAATTTCAGCTGCGTTCAGCCGCGACAAGGACCAAGCGAACATCCAGCTTGCCAAGGGTGCGACGGGCGAATTGGGCGGTGGCGACGCCACAGCCATCGACCTGATGTCGGGTGTGGGTTACGACGCCCTCACGGACTACCTGCGCCTTGACACGGACCTCCTCCTCCGGTTCGCTGACTACGAGGAGATGGACGACTACGGGGAGATCGCCACTGCCCTCGACATCCTCGCGGACGACGCGACTCAGCCAGACTCCGTTCTCCACCGAACCATCTGGATCACCTCTCCAGACAAGACTCTGCAAAGCAACCTCGATGACTTGTTCAATCGAACGCTTCGCATGGACGAAGAGATCTGGGAAATTGCACGAACCTTGTGCAAGTACGGGAACGACTACGAGGAGCTTCTGGTCAACGCTGACGGCGTCAGAGGCATCAACTATCTGCCTCCTCCGACGGTCCGCCGCCTTGAAACCCCGAAGGGTGACCTGATCGGCTTCATGCAGGACTTCAAGGGGCGCTTCGACTTCACCAACAACGACTTCCAGCGAACCCTGTCTGCGAAGTTCGACTTGGCAACAAGCTCGGACCCGATGAATCAGCCGGTGGCGGCGTTTGAGAGCTGGGAGGTGGTCCACTTTCGCTTGCGCGGGAAGGAGCGCCGTTCGGTCTACGGCCACAGCGCCTTGGAGGCTGCTCGTTGGATCTGGAAGCGGCTCATGCTGCTGGAGGACGCAGCCCTCGTGTACCGCCTCCAGCGGGCCCCGGAGCGCTTTGCGTTCTACGTCGATGTCGGCGATCTGCCCCCGCAGGAAGCCCTCGCCTTCGTGAATCGTGTCCGCCAGAACTTCCGGAAGAAGCGGTTTGTTGACCCGGGCACTGGAAAACTGAACCTGAAGTTCGACGCGCTGTCGCAGGACGAGGACTTCTTCGTTCCTACCCGGAAGGGCGTGGACTCCACTCGCATCGAGACTCTCGGTGCCCCGCAGTGGCAGGCGATGGACGACATCGAATACTTCCGCGACAAGCTGTTTTCAGCCATCAAGGTGCCGAAGGCGTACCTTGGGCAGGAATCCGGTGTGGCCCGGGCGGTTCTGTCCAGCGAGGATGTCCGCTTTGCTCGTACCGTCCTCCGCATCCAGCGGGAGCTGAAGAACGGGCTCCGGAAGGTCGCCCGCGTCCATCTGTCAGCGCTGGGCCTCGACCCCTACGCTGTCGACTACGACATCAACATGACGGTGCCGTCGGCCATTTTCGAGCTGGCTCAGATGGAAGTTCGCACGGCCAAAGCGGACCTCGCGGCACGCATGCGGGACTTCGTCTCGCTGCAGTGGATTCTCTCGAACGTCTTCGGTTTGTCTGAAGACGAGATCGTCACCATCAAGAAGCAGCGCAGTGGGGAGTCTGCCGAGGACGCTGAAAATCAAGCCGCTGCACAGAACATCATCATGCCCCCGCCTCCACCGATGGAAGCTCCTCCGGGCGAAGCGCCCCCCGAAGAGGGCCCGTATGGTCCCCCAGCAGAGGCTCGCCAGCCGAACCGGGTGGTGAAGGCTCTCTCAAGCTCGCGTGACGCAGCCCGTCGTCGCGGGATCCCAACGCACAGCGGCTTCTCCGACCGAGAGTTGACCGAGGGCTACAACCCGAAGGACACAAAACGCATGGACGCCAAGCTCGACACCATCCTGAAGTCCGATCGAGGCTTGGAGTTGCGCTTGCGTGAAATTGGCGGTCTGCTCCGAGATCTCAACGCCCGAGGCGCGCGCTGAGGTTTCCGCTCGCAGGGCAAAACCGCCCTGAAACTCCTTTCGGAAGCGCGCGGTTCCTTGACGCCCCTTCCGTCCCCCGATAGCGTGAGGCCCAAATGACCCGCAGCGTCCTTCCTTTTGTTCCTTCGATTGAACTTGCCCAACTTTTGGCAGGTTCTTTTCAGGACACGACTGCTCGGGTCACTTCAGCCCTCCGCACTGAAGCTTCCAAGCTCTTTGCAGGACAGTCGGCCCAGCTGCTTGGAGTTTTCCCAAGCTTCATCGTTGCCCTCGTCGGCGAAGCTGAGTTGGTCCGGGTCAAGTACGCTTTGAGCGAGTCTGGTGAGGTCTACTTCACCGGGACGAGTGACGTTGACCTCACGGTCGTGACTGAGAAGAACCTGCATCGGTTCATCCGACAGGAAGCGCGCGCTGCAGCCGACCTGTTCTTGCGCGGGCTCGTCGACCAAGCCAACGAAAAAATCGTGGCGCTCGCTCCGTTGGTCGATCAAGCTTCGTCTGTGACGGACGAGGACATCCTGAAGTCCTTTGCAGAGAGCCGTGAAGGTCTTCTGTGGAAGACCACCTTGAGCGAACGTGCTGACAAGGTTCAGAAGTTCCTCGGTGAGGACAAACTTCCAGCGCCTATGGCGCCGAAGTTCGGGCGACTCTACGACGGGTCCACAGCACAAGCTGAGATGGACACCTTCAAAGCGCTCGTCCAAGACGATGTTGCGCACCTCCTTTCCCGCCTGTCGGCGGTCGAAGCGAGCACAACATCGGCGCTGCACGCCATCCGCCTCGTCCGAGAGCAGGCGATTCAGGAAGGCGGGGAAGAGGCGATCACCTCTCTGGAGGCGTTCGCGTCGGACCTTCTTTCCGATGTGACTCAAGTGCGAGAGTTCGTGGTTGAGGCTGTGGCTGAGTTCGGTTCTGTTGACCGGATCGCCAAGGTGTTCGATTCTGTCGCTTCCGAAGTAACCTCATTCGAGGTTGCCGGTGCCTTCGTGGCGAAAACAGTTGCGCGTCTCACTTGACGCCTTGAGGAGAAGTTCCGATGCGAAACCAGATCGTTGTCACCACCCTTGAAGAAGACTTCCGCAAGATCGGACTCATCCGTGAGTCCGCTCCGACCCCCGCTCCGGTTGCTCCGAAGGAGGAAGAGGAAGAGGTGCTCGACGAGGCGGGCCGCATCAAGTTCGCTCTGCGCGGTGGCAAGAAGGTCAAGCAGCAGAAGACGTCGATGGCTGACCGCCTCGCCGCGAAGAAGCAGCGCCGTTCGGCGAGCGGCAAGAAGTCCGCTCGCAAGCAGGCCAAGATGCGTCGGTCCGCCAAGGGCCAGCGCCGCATGGCGAAGGTCACGGCCAAGGCGATCCAGAAGGGCACGCGCCAAGAGGCTGTCGACGCCAACGAGACCCTCAAGTCGTTCGCCAACGCAGCCATCATCGCCGATAAGCTGGCTGGCATCTTCACCGAGTGGGTGAAGGCCGACGAGTACGAGGCCAGCGACGAGCGCATGTTCGCCAGCCTTGTTGGTGAACTCAGCGAGATTGCTGAGTCATTCGCCGACATCGCCACCGCGATGAGCGAAGGCAAGCTCGAAGAGTCCGCTGAGGACGTCGCCGCTGCCTTTGCCGAGGGGATGGAGACCATCCTCGACGCCGTTGACCTCTACGAGGACAACAACGAAGACGAAGACGAAGAAGAGGTCGAAGAGACCTCGGGAAACGACTGAACTCGTCCTCGACGGAGGAGGCATGGCGGAATCGTCGTGCCTCGTACTCCAGCGGGAGACGTGAGCTGATCGGCGCTGAAAAACGAGACCTGAACCCCTTTCGACGCAAAGCACGGAAGGTGCAAAAGAAGGACTCCGGCCAACTGGCCCGGACCCCTTTCCGAAGCAACTTCCGCTGGAGACGGTACTGATGACCAAGCCACTTCTGAGCGACGTTTCCATTGTGCGCCTCTCTCTTGCTGAGGGAGGCGAGGGTGGCCGCGTCAAAGTTCGAGGTGAGTTTGCCAAATGCGGCATCGCCACCGAGAACAAGCGCGTCTACCCGAAGGGTGTTTGGGAGAAGGAGCTGAAGCGGCTCGGCAAGGCTCTCAAGGAACGCAGGGTCATGGGCGAGATCGACCATCCCAGCGATGGCCAGACCAAGCTGTCCCGCGTCTCGCACATCATCACGGACCTCTCCGTCAAGGACGGGCTCGTGATCGGTGAGGCGGAGATCATGCCGACCGAGGCAGGGAAGAACCTTCTCGCGCTCCTCAAGTCGAACGTCCCCGTTGGCGTTTCCAGCCGTGGCTTCGGCAGCGTCAAGACCAACGAGAGCGGGAACGACATCGTGCAGGATGACTACAAGCTGGTCACCTTCGACTTCGTCGCAGACCCGGCTGACCAAGACGCCTACCCAGTGATGGGCGAAAGCCGCTCCCTGTTCGAGGGTGTGGAGTTCGACGCTGATGCTGAACAGGAGAAGGCGATTGAGTTCGCTCGGCGCATCGAGGCTGAGATGGTTGCCAAGAAGGCACCCCTCGAAGGCGATGCGGCGAAGGCTCAGGAGTTTGCTCGACGCATCGAAGGTGAGATGGGCGCCAAGCAGGGTTCCGGTTCGCGCAATGTCCGCGACGACTTCGCGAAGGCAATCCTCGACAACCTCTCGACCGTCCGTGCCGCAGTTCGCGATGAACTGCGGAAGGAAATGATGGAAGACCCGGAGATCGGCAAGGCCAAAGCCGTGCTGGAAGCTCTGCGTGGTGTCCTCCGTCCGTACCTCCTCCCCGAAGACGCCGCTGAGGTCGTTCGTGGCAAGGACGTCGAGATCCGCGACCTGCAGAAGCAGTTGGCGGAACGTGACCTCAAGCTGAAGGATCTGGAGTCGGAAAACACGGCTCTCGCTGAGATGGCCAAGGAAGTCGGCTACCGCTTCTACCTTGAGAAGATGGTTGCCAACGACCCCGACGCCGACTCCATCCGAACCCTTGTCGGCGACCTCAAGAGCTTCGAGAGTTCGGATGCGCTCAAGCAGCGTGTCACCGAGGTCAAGGATGAGATGAGCCGCAAGACCGAGGCAAAGAAGGTCGAGCAGGAAGCCAAGGCCAAGGAAGTCGCAGAGGCTCGGAAGGTCGAGCGGAAACAGCGCGACGCTGTCGAGTCCAAGTTGGCTGCGATGGAAAAGAAGATGGCCGAAGAGAAGGCCCTTCGCTTGGAACTGGAAGATGACCTCGCCGAAGCCAAGCGTTCGACAAAGGAACTGGAGACACGCCTCTACGCGGAGGAGCGTCTTGCCAGCCATCCGAAGGCGACCAAGCTCCGTGGCCTCGTGGAGAGCACCCGTCCGTCCTCTCGCCGAGCGGTTGACTCCCTCGTGGAGAGTGAGCGCGAAGTTGAGCGTGACGAGGACGACCTCCAGTCGGTCCGCGCCCGCATCCGTGGCCGTATGAACGGCGGCGTCGAGCGCACGCCGACGGAAATCTCGGAAGAGACCGAAGCTCCCCGGACCCGCCGGACCATGGCCGAAGGCCAAAACTGGCAGGGTCTTGGAATCAGCCTCGATCGAGTTCGCGCTTTGGCTGGTATCAAAGGCTGAAGTTCAGCTAGAGTTCAATCTGTAGAGTGGCGGTGTAGCCGCTCAACCCCCGAAGGAGAGTGTGATGGAAGCTCGCAACATGGTTCTCGAAGGTTCGACCCGCACGATCGCCGACAAGACCTACGTCGGTGCCCTCGTTCGCAAGTGGAAGGACTTGCTGGAAGGCATGCCCGACCGAACGGAGCGTGACCGCTACGTCCTCGGCGTCACTGCCGTGCTGATGGAG